GTTGGCTTGTTGGAACGTCTCTAAACTCGTGACAGGTCCAGCCCATATCGTCGTGTTCGCCTTGGTCAGCGTCAGAGAGTGCGACATGCAGCCGGGGTGCGCGGCAATCACCTTATACCTGCCGGTGTCCTGAAAGTCGCCGAATATCTCGTCTCGTCTCTTGAGCGTCGTCTCGCCAGTCACCACGGCATGGTCGATCTTGTTCGTCTTGAGGAATGCGCTAAACGCCGCCACTGCCGACTTGAACGGCGCAAACAACAGCACCTTGCGCTGCGTGCTATCGATCAGGTCTAGGATCAACTGCAAGCGTGGCGTGTTATCCATATGGACCGTCTTACCGTCACGAGTATAGACATACCCAATAGCGATCTGCATGAGTTTTGACAGCACTGCGCCAGCATTCAGCGCATCGATCTTGTGCGCCCCCACCAACGCTATGCTCTGCTTGCGCATCGCCTCGTATACGTATTTCTGCTTACTCGTCAAGTCCGCTTGGTAGTATTTGATTACCCGTTCGGGTAACTCCGTCACGTCGCTTAGCTTGAAGCGCACGCTCGGTTGCATGCACGAAACAGCCCGTTCCTCCGCACCCGGCTTGGCCTCCCATCTGAACGGCCCTTTCTTGAGCATCAACTGGTCGCGGAAGATGGTAAAGAACTTCGGCACCGTATGGGGCGTGAGGCATGAGCATGGCCCCCACACGTCCGTCACAGCACGAGGGATAGGTGAGCCGGTCAACCCCCATACGTAATCCTTCGGCGCGACATACTGGCGCAGGAGTTTGGTTTTTTCAGCCCGCCCGTTGCGGTAGCCGCCAATCTCGTCAACGCATACGCAGTCGATATCGTCGCGCTGCATCAGGCTCTCTTGTAGCACTTCAAGCCCATCATGATTGATAATGTAGATATCCACTTTCTCAAACAGCTTGCGTGAGCGCGCCTCTCTGTTGCTTCCATGCAGGATCGTCGCCTTGAGATGCGGGAAGTATAGCAGCACTTCGCGATACCATGTGCGTCTCATGGCAGTGAGCGGGCATAGCACGATCATCCGTTGCACCATGCCAGCTTGCTTGAGCGCATCGAACGCAAACAGAATACTCCGCGTCTTGCCCGTGCCTAGCTCGTTGAGGCAGTACCCACGCGGGTTCTCAATGAACAGAGCGGTTGTCCACTTCTGCACCTGAAACGCCTCAGGCGGGAACTGGTAGCCCGCCGCGACTTGCAGCTTGGCCGTGTTCAGCATCAACCAACCCGCTTGATCGGGAGTTACCCTAGCGGGTAAAGGCTGGGCGGATACGTTCATTGTTCTTCTCGATTTCCTCTAACCACTCAGTCAGCTTATCCAACCCATTGCCCTTGCCTATGCTCGGGTCCTCGTCTATGACGAACGTAATCGCGTTCTGTTTCTCCTTGCGCTCATTGGCAAAGTTCTCCTGCCGTGGTGTCGGACCATCGCCGGGTTTTTTCGCCTCGATGAAGAACGCCACCGGGACCATCTCAACAAGGAACCCGACCTGATAATACTTGCCTGCCACACAGTGGTAGTCTATCCCTGCCGCGCCCCTGCCATACTGCACCGGCATGAAAGAATAGACGAACGGGAACGACGCGAGTATGCGCGAGATGTTTTTCTTGACGCGACCTTCCGGGGTCATGCTCTCCCCACTGGCTTGCTCTCGTTGTGCTCTTTGAGGATTTCATCCGCCGAACCGGCAGCATAGATTTCATCCTCAGGATCAAGCGCGCTCAGGTTGGCGCATTCCACACAGAGGATTTTCATATGCGGCCAACGCTCTATCGCTCGCTTACCCGTTGGGTAAACGCCAACCGTGCGCTGGCACTTGGAGCATAACTCCCACCCCTGATCCGGGTGCACCTGCGTCATGTCTGCCAGACGCGTACAGACTAACATTGCTGGTTCGCCATTCATCGCTTCGGCCTCTTGCCCCAGTGTTCACATGACGTAACGTCGCAGTATTCTTGACACAGCCCGCACGGTCTAGGCGGGAAATTGTCTGTCTTATGCGCTTCCTCTAGCGCGCTCACCCGTGGCAATACCTCAGCCATAAGCTGGGGGATTTCCTCGCGGTTGTATGTCTCATGCGACGTGTCGTTGTACTCAGTCCACAGATAGTCAACGCGCAGGCTCGACACTGACTTGTACGACTGGAATATCTGCCACGCGTTCAGCATCAGTTGTGTGCCGTCCCATATGCGCGGCGGCTTACCGGTCTTGTAGTCAACCACATGCCCGAAGTCTTGGTTATCCTTGCCGGTCGGCATGAGCCGAAAGTAATCGATCTTGCTGCGGAACCAAGTACGCTTATCAAAATAACCCGTTGGGTTACCCTGACGGTCATTCGACATTTTAAGCTCGCACTGGATGATTTGGAACGGGTGCAAGACGCGGGTTAACTTCTCTGCCCAATGTTCCATATAGATCAAATGTGGAGGAAGTGGTGTCGTGCCTTGCACCCGGTTCTTCATTGCCTCGTGTAACTCGTCCCCTCTCTCCAATGCATCGCTGCGCGGTTGTTCGATGCTCTTGTCCACGTCAATCGCCTTGTAGCGGCGCGGACAAGTCTCGTAGTTCTTAAGCTTGCTGTACGACCAACTAAAGTTCTTAATCGGCGTCGATTTCGTTGTCGGTTGGGATACCGGCGTCGAAGGCTGGGGCTTGGTCGCTGACTGGATCATGTGGCTGTCTCTTGCTTGAATAGTTTATAATCATCTGCGAAGTCATGTCGGCAACCAAGCGCGTTGCTTCGGCTTGCGTGCTGTATGGCCCCAATGTGTTCATTGGCCGTTTCGCCAGCATATCCTCCGCTGTATCGTACTGGTAGATATACCAACCCGGTTCAGGCGCATCGTCGTAGTCAACTCTAGTCAGCAATGTAGCCATTTCAATTACCCCTTGAGTAAGTCCGTCGCAACAGTGCGTGATCCCACTGCCTTTACACTCGTCGCAATGAACGCACACCCATCGACCATCGGCGCTGTCGGCATGGACGCCTGTGCCGTGGCAGTTGGGGCATCTCATGTCAGCACCAATCTAAACTGAGTGATCAACTGATCGCTCGGAAACAGATCGATAGGTTCTAGCGTCACCCCATGTCTGCCGCCGAAACAATAGAACACATACACCTGATCATTCCAGACATGGCAGGCGAGAAAGTCATCCGAAGCCACTTTCAACTCGGCGCGTATCCCGCCCATGCGCTTAAGGAACATCTCGCGGGCGCGTGCGGCTAGGTCTGGCCCTTTCGTTGCCCCCACTGGACCATTGGGCGGCTTCCAGACTTGTGCCTGCTGCGCCTGTGCGTTCGCGTTACTCTGCATCTGCACGCCCGCCAGTTGGCGCATCAACTCTGCTTGCGCTTCGTCCTTGTTGACGTGCTGCCACATATCCGGCACTTGAGCAAGCAGCAAGTTAAGGTTACTGGGGAGATCGCCTATCGTCATGTCGTTACCCCGTGGGTAAGGCGGCTTCGATTGTCCGTCTGATGATCTCTTTACACGTAGGCGGGATCGAATAGCGTCCATTACCATCGTTAATCACCCAAATCTTACGAGGCTCAAGCTTTTTGCGCAACGTGTAGATGACTTGACGAACGCTGTATTTAACCTCGGGTAGTTCTTCCTCGCCCACCCATCCGGTCGTGTTAAGCATAGCCTGCATAAATCGAGCCTCCATCGGTGACACGCCGAACGCATGGATAAGCGTCTTTTCATCGGCAGGGGTAGGGTTATGTTTCTCGACGGTCATAAACTCAACCATTTCATTCCACCTATATAGGGTTACTGACCGCGCTAGAGTGTACATCATTTGTAATAAAGTGTCAAGTAGACTAGAAGTTGTATTTCACTCAACCACCAGTTGTATAAATTATAACAGTGTTCACTATAAAAGTGTGATATATAATCACACTGGCTCCCACTTGACCATATCTGCTAGGTTCTTGCCTAGCTTAACTTCGGCGGCGAGGGGCAGTCCAGTTGACCACTGGGTGTTCCTCGCCATCTCTTGCAAGGCTATCCCCGCCAATGTCTCCGCGTACTCGTCTGGCACGCAATGCACGTTTTCGTCGTGAATGTTTAACAGCACTCGTGGGTCTGGTATGCCTTGCGCTCTTGCGCGCATCTCAGTGCGCAGCCCCGCCTCGACCACATGCTGCCGGTCAAGCCCCTGATCGATGTTCTCCAACAGCTTCGCGCCATAGATGCGCTTCGTGAACTGCGCCTGATCGTAGACGTAATTGCCGCGCCCATCGGTGCCGACTTCAAACCGCAGATTGTCGTAGAACAGCCGTAACCCGCTGGGTAACATGACAGTTGTACCCTCAACCACGCACGGCCCAATCTGATAGCCATCCGCCTGCCCTCGCGCCATCAGCACGATAAGGTTGTTCAGGTCGCCCCATAGCTTCTGGATGTAGTGGAACCGCTGCCGGTATTTGAACACCCACGTGGAACACATTTCCAACGTCAGTTCAAACCCAAGGTCGATACCCTGCTCGCGTGACAGCGTGCGGATAGAAAACAAAAGCTTCCTTGCCGACATGCCGAAGCCAAGCCCCAAGATACAGGTCTTGCCCACGAACCGATGCACCTTACCCACTTGGGTAAGATCAAGCCCAAAGATATCGGCAGCAAAGGCTATGTATGTATCCTCGCCTGCCACGTACATATCAAGCAAGTCGGTCTGATCCGCCAACCACGCAACGATGCGCGCCTCGATCTGCGCCGCGTCTACCGCCACAATCGTGTAGCCCTCGGGGGCGTATAGACACCTTCGTATCTCTTTGCTCTTGCGGGCGCTTAGGTTCTGCATGTTCAGCAGCCAGTCGCCTGAGTACCTGTGCGTGTGCGCGCCGCCGTACTTGAGCGGCACTGGCATGTAAGGCATGCCCAAGTGGGCGTGGCACGCCATGCCTATCGAGATGAACCGCGACGAGCGCGTTTCTTCTATCGTCGTCTTGGTGCCTAGCCGCGCCGCCACCAGCGCTTGAACCATTGGATCATCATGTTCCAACAAGTCGGTGAACGCCGTGTCTGTTTTAGCGAAGGCATAGGTGAGTTTCTTTCCCTCGGGGTCACTGGGGCTAATCTTCATTGGCGGGTCAACCCCGAACGCCATCAACAGGCTAGCGAACTTGACGTTGCTCGCCAGCATGCCGGGGTCGGTCAGAGTTACCCTAGAGAGTAAGACGCCTTTCTTTTCCCGCACCGCCTGCCGGTAGGTGGTCAGCGCGCCTATGTCCACCTGTAGCATCGGGGAGGTCGCCATGCGGATAACCCGGTCCATGACGATAGCTTCCATGTTGGGCAGATACTCGCGCAGCTTGAAGAATATGTCACGGCACCCGGTCGAGTCGTTGTGTGCGTACGCCGTAAACAGCATCATCTTGCCGGGGTCAGCAACCAAGTCCGCCCAATGTACACCTGCCATTTGTTGAATAAACTCGCCCTTCACGCCTAGTCCAAGGTACTTAAGTAAATTCTTGAGGCTGAGCCGCCCGTTGGGTATCTGGTGGTAGATCGTCGCTCGGGCTAGGCTGAGCGTACACATGAGGGCGGGCGGGTGGATGCCGTAGCGATAGGCGAGGATGCAGGCGTCAAACAGGGCATTGTGCGAGATGAAGGCGTAGGGCTGGCGTATGTCCGTCAGGAACCGCGCCACGTCATCTTGCGGCAGGAGAAAGGGGTCCTCGTGATCGATAGCCACGGAGCAAGCTAGCGTCTCCCAGCGTGGGTCTAGGATGTACTCGACCGGGCTTAGCTTGCGCAAGCTGTACACACGATCATAGTAAGACTCGAAGTCCCCAAATATACGTAGCATTTATGTAAAACTCTGATTGAGGAATGCGTAGATATCGCGGATTAGATAGTCGAACTTCTCCGGTGCTTTCTGCTCACACCACCGTAGGACACGCACCAACTCGTAGCGGGATAGATGTTTAATCGGTGTACCTATGGTTGGGCCGAATGGCATAAGCGTATCACCCGGTTGCTTTGGTGGGGGCGGTGGTGGAGGCGGTGGCGGCGGTGGTTTAGCTCGCGGCTTTCTTACCCTCGGGGTAACATTATCCTTCAACGCTAACGCACCATTACTAAGCAATGACTGCCGCAGCTTGGTGAACGCTGCGATTGCTTCCCCCTCTATTGCACCCTTGTCGAACGCGAGTCGTGCAAGCTTGGCTTCCTTGGGGAGCAGGCTCAGCGCAAAGTCCTTTCGCTCTGCGTCCATAATGTCTAGTGCTTGGTTGATCCGTTGAGCGCTATCTTGACCTTCGCCAGAACTTCTTTAAGCTCCACGGCATTCTTGCCCTCGGTCGCCTCATGCACAGCCTGCGACACCATGACTTGGCGCATGAACATCATCTGATCGCCCTCGTCAAGCATCGAGAACACTTCGGCTGTGATCTTGATGGCGCTCTTGCACAGATCGTTGAACGCTGCATTGTCAACGTCTGAGTGCTTATCCGGTCGCCAGTCAGGCCACTTGTCGCCATGCATCTTGAAGAACCCGCAATGCAGGCACACGTCCTCAAGCAACTTCGCCTTAGCCTTCTTCCCCATCTTACCCATTGGGTTACTCCCTTATCTCTAACATCCCCGCCGCTTTAAACTTCTCGAACGCGGCCAGCATAGCGACACGTACTTGGTCGCGTTCAAACTTCTGCTCCATCACGCCGTCGCGCCAGAACTCTAGCCCACGATATGGATGCTTCGGCACCACATAGCCGTTCTCGGTGTACGACTGGCCCACCGCCATAGCAGCGACGAATATCTTGGGGCGCGTCGGGTCCAGTGTCGGGTCCACCACTAGCAGTGTGTCAGGCACTTTACTGCGGTCGAGTTTCTTGTCGTCAAGGCGCTTGGTGTACTTGGCGTTGATCAGGTATGGGCATGTCTGCACCGCGAACCGCATGCACTCGTGATGCAAGGGCGGGTCGATGTATGCGCCATGTGGATGGAACGCCGACATGGGTCCGCCAAGGAACCAACGCCCGCGCAATAGTTCATGCCCACATATCGGACATAGATCATTCTTACGGCAGCGTGCCGTCTTGTGCGCGTCATTGATCGTGAAGTGCGGCGTGCCCTCATTGTCACGCAACACCACGAATGGGATCGGGTAGCCGCGATGGTCGCGGTCCAGATGCTTCATGCGGTCGGGTACTGCAATCATGCCCGGTCCTCAACCTCCAACGGTGCGGCTGGTCGTTCGCCCCATGCCGTCTTACCCTTGGGGGTAAGTTTGTACATGCCCGACACAATTTTGACGATGTAGCCATGCTTGACCAATCGCTCCAAGCGGGAGTAAATTCCGTTGGGTGAATAGCCTGCCTCTCGAATAGCCGGAAAGGCGTCGGAGATTGCATGCGCCTGCCCATCCTCTAGGGCTTTAAGCAGAACAGCGTTAACGCCTGCATAGAGGTTGATCGCATAGCCGCTCACACGCGGGGCGCGGAGTTGCTTGCGCTTAGGCTTGAGTTGCTTCGCCTCTAGCGCGTTGCCCAGCGCTTGCATCTTGGCGTTGATGCGATCTTCCATCGGCGCGAGTTCTTCCACGGTCAAGTCCTGTATCGGCAGGAACTTCGCCATTATACCGAAAAGCGTCTCGGAGTCAATAGTGAAGCCAAGCTTATATTTAATTGTCATGGAAGTCTGTTCCCTATGCCGCAGTTCATTTGGCGCACCAGATTACCCGCTCGGGTAACTTCGATCAGGTCCGTACTGTGCAACAACAGCGGCACCATCTTGTCGCACAAGTCGCGTTCCTTCTGCCAGTCGGTGCGCGTATCTACCGTGGCTGGGAAGGTGACGGTGACATGCGCGGTGAACCAATGCCAGAAGATCGCCAGCACTATAAGTGTGACGGCAGGGGGGACGATCAGTCCTTTATTCTTCTGCCAGAAGGTCGCCCACGTCATGCGCGTTTCGCTTTCTTAGTTCTGTATTTCGCAATTTGCACTACGTGCCGCATGTTGATTGTCGGCCCGATAAGCTCAGCCTCGGCAATGGGGCGGATGCTCAGCTTGTAGCCGCAGGCGCGCAGCACCGCGTTGAACGTGGCGGCTTGCGGTTTCTTGGTTGCGCCATCCAGCCACTTGCTGATCGTGTGTGGTCCTACACCACTCGCCTCCGCGATAGCCTTGTACGTCATATGGCTATCCTGAATAATCGTGCGGACCTGATCAATCATCGGGTCTTTGTTCACAAAGCTATACGACTTGTAGGTGAACCCCGTCATGTCACTTTACCCTTTGAGTTATGTTCCCTAAGCGCCGCCTGCGCCGCCTTCCACTCCCCTAGCGCCTCTGCGAGAAGTTCGCATGCCGCCATTAAATTCGCATGGGTGTTGTTCACTGCCTTAAACGGCAGTGGGGCCGTAGGCGGCGCGGGAGGTGGTTTAACTCGCTTCGTCACTAGCGGTTTGTGTTTCTTAACGATATCGCTGTATTGTCGCTCTAAGCCAAATTTTTTAATGCCTAACTCTATTTGTTTTCTTGTCAAGCTAGAGGTGTACATGCCATTTACCTGCCGCCATTTCTCATAGCCTTCCTGTTCACAGAGCAAAGCTATGAGTTCGTTCTTCGTATTGCCTTTCCAGTTCTCGTCAGGCTCGGTTGTTTGTGCGTTTACCATCACTTACCCTCAGGGTTAGTGTTACGACTTGTTGGCTTTGTCGAACTTGGCAGCGGCTTTTATCATGATTGCCTCCAACTGCCGTGCCGTACGCGCAGCCTTATCGCGGCTCCACTCGTCCAGCGCCTCGGCCAAATGCTCTTTCAGCCACGGCTCAAGCAGCGATGGCGTGCGCTCCACGGTAATGGGCGACTGCACCAACGTGTCGCCTGAATACGCCGCGTCGATCATGCGGTATTGGCTCAACAGTATCTTGCCGGAACGCGCCGTATCGCTCAGTGCTTTGCCCATGCGCGGGAAAAATAGCACGGGCGCATCATTCATGACAGTTGACAATTCCTTGTCAATAGCTTTGCGCTCAACTCGCGAGGCTTCTACCGGGATCATGGTGAAGTCGAAGTCGGCGAGGCACTCGCGCAGCCACGGCATGAGGTACGCCAATGTAGCCACGTCCAGTCCATACTGCGGCGAGCGCAGTTGCTCCCATATGTAGGTCAGGCTCTCCCACTCGGTCGCTACGCGGATAGGCGTGTCGAGCAGCGCGGCGAACTTACTCTCCGGGTTAATCGTCAGGTTGCCGCTCGGGATTAGGAACGCAGGCCATGTCTTGGTCGGGTTGAACCGCGCCTGAATGCTGGCGACACGGCCATCGCCCAGCGCGAAGTTGAACCTCTTGAAGTTCGCCTGCGGATCGAGATACCTCACGGCTTCGCGGAACGCCAGCATCATCGGCACGGTGCTGATCGTGCTGCACGCCAGCATCGCCTCATAGGCGCTGTCAACGGTGACATCCACCGGCATGAACTTGCATACGAAGTTGGCGGCGCTATTCAATTTCGCGTCGATGTAGTTGATTAGGTGTTGGTTCATCACCGTTACTCTGAGGGTAAGAGAAAAGAAGTCGATGGTTTACGTAGTTTCACGGGGGTTATGCCTACCCTACCAAAGTCCCGAACCACGTCTTGAAGTCCCATGCACCTACGCAATGGAGGCGTAAGCCACTAACTAGCCGGTGCCATCGTTCCCGCTGCCGGTAGAGTACCCTTGGCAGGGAGCTATGCGGTGACCTTAATCACCAAATAGAAATGCTTGTGCTTCTCAGTGAACACTTCACCTTGCGCGTTGTCCAGCCAACCCTCCATCTTCTCGGTAAGCTCGCTGTCCATCGCCCGTATTTCCGCGACGGTTAGTTCTTCTTCCTGCACGTTGTCGGCGTCAAGATCAAGTTTCATGAGCTTACCTCGCTTGGTAGAAACGCTTTGTCGTCGTCCTCGATCCGCAACCATGCGGGTGAGTAGGTGTTGTGCCACTTACCCGATGGGTAATGATGGAACACTCTGATGCCGCACTCGGGGCAGTACATCGGACGCCGTGGGTTCACCCAGCATATGAGAATGTTGCAGCACGGCATCTGTAGCAGTCTGAACGGCACGGGTTGGTTACTCGGCATTGGGCACGCGTTCGACTGTTATCCCGTTGATGGGATCAACGAACCCTTGCGTCTTGCCGCAATGCGGACATGCTCGCGGCTTCCGATAGATCGGCGGCGAGCCAATGATATAATGATCGTGGCATTCGTTGCACTCAATGAGTACATTGTTGCCAAGCCTATCTATAACTACTGGGTCCACGTCATTTACCCTCAGGGTTAAAGTCATCGTCGGCTTCGCGTTTGTTCAACGGCTCCTTGCCGATTGAGATACGATCTGCGTCACGTCGCTCGGGCGTCAGCGGCTCAGCACCTTGCCAGTCGGCGCGGAACCCATTCTCTGCCAACCACAGCTTGCTCTGCGCCAGCATATCGTCGGTGGCGTCGAGCCATTGCAGCCGCGCCTTGTGGCATGCAGCGAGCGGCACGAGAGGATCATGCGGCGGGATATTGCTCATGGTTTCATTCCACCACGCCATCGCGTCAGCCGCGTTGGGTTGGCGGAATAGCGCATCGCGCTTGACGAGATGCGCTTTCAGGTCGTCGTCTTTACCCATTGAGTAAGTCCTCAGCTTGCGGCGGGACGCGAACAATCTCGCCCCACTTAGCGCTCTCATCGGTGATGCAGCCCCACACTACGGGATACGGCGGCTCGGGTATCTCGTTCTGGTCGCCATACAAGTCGGTGAGGTACACCACCAAGTCAGGCTCAAGCCCTTCCTCGTCAATGCGCTCGAACGGCTCGCGGAAGCTTGTGCCGCCGCCGATCTTAAGCTTGCACTCGTACAGATCAGCCGCGCCTTCCAACTCCACCCACTCTTGCACCTTCGTGTCGCATTGCACGAAGATGATACGCCTCGGTCGCGCCTGCTCCATCAAGCCCATAGCTTCCGCCATGAACACATCAAACGTGCGCTGATTGATACTGCCAGAAGTATCAATAACAATAACCACCAGATCACACCCAAACGCGACGCGGCCCGGAGAGCCAATACCACGATACACAAGCTGAGGATCGAGAGTCGCCCACGTATAGCGTCCATTGCCGATCTTTCTGCTCACTGCCACCGCGAACAAGTCGCGCCAGTCAGCCTTGGGTTGCAGGCGCTTGGTGAACGCCCGGTCGAGATTAGCGGGAAGCTGCCCACGCAATTTCGCCGCTTCCATCGCAGCCGTGACAGTTGTATCCCACTCGGATTGCGAGCGCTCAGACACAGCCTTGCTTGCCGTCTTGCCTCGGCCTTGACCGGGGCGCAACAGCTTATCGAACGGCGTGCCGGGTGCGCTGCCGCCGCCACCTTTGCCCTCGCCGCTGCCGGGGCGCGGCGACTTACTCGGTGGGTAAGTCTTGTACACCAAACGGTAGGCGTCAAGCACGCCCATATCGCCGTTGACCTTGTTCCACAGGCAACCGTGTTCTGGCATCTTGCCAATCTTCGCCTCGACAAGCTGCGCGTTGATAACATAGTCCATCGCCCGGTTCATGGTGTCGCCATGATACGGCAGGACAACGCCATCGCTGTAGCGCACCTTGCCTTCCTTCGACAGTATCCAGCCAGTGCCAGCGTGGCCGTACATCGCATGTTCGACTTCGTGGCAAGCGACGAACAACTGCTCGTCAAGCGTCAGCTTGAAGAACCATTCGGGGTTGATATACAGATACTTGTCGTCGGTCGCCGCCGTGTCGATCTGATCGGTGAACCACGCATGGTCGCAATACTTATCCACCATCATGCCCAGCCATATGTCGCTGAACGATGGCACAGCCCACAGCATGCAGGCTTTGAACTCGGACCATTGCTTCTCGTGCGCCGCGCTCAGCTTGAGTTGCGGCCACAGTTCAATCTCGCCAGCGACAGGCGAGGCTTCCGTCTCGTGTTGAGCTAAAGGCATCTCGGTTACTCTATGGGTTAGTCGAACCAATCGCGAATGATGATTGCTCCGAACGGTGTAACTTCGTAGATCGTCTCTGGCTTGCCGAACCTATCCATCGTAACGCTGAGGGCTAGCCCTCGTCCGGGGACGCTTCGGCGAACAAAGGGATATCGTTCATACCCTCGCGGTCGGTGACTGTAATCGTGAGGATCGGCTTGCTCTTGGCAAGCATAGCGGCGGGGCCATACACGGCGCGAGCGGACTGCGAGACAAGCTCGATGAACGCAGCGCGCAGTTCGTCGTCGTGGGCGGCAACGTCCACGGTCAGTGTGGTATTGAATACAAGTCGCATGTTGGTTTTATCCTTACTCAGAGTTTCGTTCAAGTGAACGGTGATGTTGAGGCGGCGTTGCGAGTTCAGGTGAGCGTCAGGCATCTGGTATAAAGTAACCATACGCTTCACCTGATTATCCCACTCGCTTTTCATCCATTGGCCGGGGATATGCGGCTTACCCATTGGGTTACTTGTTCTCCACCTTGTAGCGGTTGAGGATTGCAATCAGCGCTGTATTCCTGCCGCACCATGCCGCGAAGTCCGGTTGGAACGCAAGCTGGTACGTCCGCTGTATCGCCATGCGGACGAACACCGTCTGATGCTCCATCGGCATACGAGACATGAACTGCAATGCCTGCTTAGCGTCAGCCACACTCACACGGCTGGCAATCTTGTAGGACATAAGCCGCTGCGCGTCAGGCTTACCCGGCAGGGTAACTTTCATCGGGTTGGCGATCACGTCCTCGTAGCTCGATAGCTCTTGCCCAAGGCGGATCGTCTTGATGAATTGCGTCATGGCGGGTATGCCAATGCCGCCCTTCACTTCCTCCTGCGTCAGAGGATCGGTCGGTATCTTGTCGGTGTCGAACGAACGCATGAGGCTTTGCAAGTGCGTGTCGGCCTGATGCAATGCGCGTGGCGTACACCACGGGCGCTCGTCCTCAGGCATGGGTTCAAACACAAGCTGCGGGTTTTCCTCCGCGAACTGGATCGTCTCGGGCAGCAGCCGAACCTCGTGGTAGTAGTCGAGCGTGCTTTCAAGATCGTCGGTGACTTCAATCTCGATACGTCTGCCGATCAGATGGCGCGGCTCACGTGACGAACCGGACTTCTCGTTCATGAAGTTGCCAGCGAACATGACAACCCATCCGGGCGGGAAGCGATGGTTGCCCAGCACTTTGGATAGCGCCGCCTCGCCAACGATCTTCTTCTCGTCGCCGCCCAGCTTGTCAGCTTCGTCAACGAGGATAATGCCGCCCGTGTACGCCTCAAGCGGCTTACCCTCTTGGGTAAACCACCAATACGGGCGAGTGAACACGGATATCGAATTGCCCTGCGCGTCCTCGCGTGGGATCATGAACCCCATCGCAGTCTGGAGTGTGAAGTTCGCGCCGTTGATTACGCTCAGCCCATACGAACCCTCGGGATCGATGCGGCGCATGATCTTCGGGAACTGCTCGAACGTGGTTGTCTTGCCGCGTCCGATCTTACCCTTGAGGTAATACGATGGACCTTTCGGCTCCAACGCGCTGTAGTACAAGGCGGGAAGCCGCGCCAAGATTTGGTTCAGTTTCATCGGCATACTCTGAGGTTATGTTACCCAGCGGGTAACGGGGTTGATGACACACTATGACATAAGAGTAAGAGGTTGTCAATTAGTCATATCAGAAATCTTTTACACGTCTTTCTGAATATACCAATGTTTTCCCATAGACCATATGCGACGATTGTTCGCTTGTTCTTTGCGGGTTGCCCATCGGCAGTTACCCTTTGAGTAACCTAGATCGTTGTCTTTACGATCCAATGTATGCTTTGGTGATGGTCGCCGCCCCATGTCAGCGAGAAACTGCTCATAGGTACTCCATGCCGGATCAACGGTGATACCGCGACCGCCATAGTTAGGGTTTTGCGTTCGGCAGCGATGCTGCATGTTAAGCCAAGCTTTACGCTCGGGCGAACGCTCAACAGTTGTGAGTGCCTTATGCCTGCCCATTACGGATCAGTCTCGCCATCGTTCTCGTGATACGCCCAAACGTGCGCGTGCGCCAAACGTGACAGGTGACGGCGCGCAATCGCCCGCCATATCTTTGCCAGCCTGCGTTGCTTGATGCAGTATGGGCCTACGAACCGGGGCGTCGTCATGCGTCCATCTCCTTTATGTGGTTGGCGTAGTAGAACATAAGCTCGTTGGCGACCACACCAATCTCGATTTCGCTCATGCCCTCGTATGGCTCACGCGTCTCGCGCCGATAGTGCGGCAGCAGGGTGGCGCGCACGTACAGGTGCCATACCGACTGCGACGCACGCTCGCGAGCGTAGCGCACATGGCGGTTGTAGAAGTGGCCGGTGTTGATGGCGTAGTCGATCAGAGCGCGGGGCGTCATGAGTTACCCTCCGGGTTAGCTTTCACATAAGCTTGGATTGCCGCCGCGTTGTCTGTACACCACTTGACGAACCGCTTGTCGAACACGATGTTGAAGTCGGCATTGGCAAACTTGCGGGCGACAGGGATTGCCTGATCGAGCGGCAGCTTGAGTGCGCCCCATAGCTGCTCGTAGACTGCCTCCTTTGCCTTGTCGCGCTGCATTTGAATGAACGCCTCGTTGCGCGCCTCATTCCACAGCTTGACCATGACCGGCTTGCACCAGCCCATGTCGTCATAGCTCATGCCTGCGTTCTCATGAGTTGAGTGCAAGGCGACCTCGCGAGCGGTGTTGATGACACGCTCAATCGAGTTTTCGAGTAGCGTGCGACGGTCGTCTTTATCCAGGTCCATCTTAGTTACCCTTTGGGTTAGCGCGCTTACGCGGTTGCTTGGGTTTCGGATACTTGGGCTTGCCCCACGTCAGCGTGGGATACTCGCGTCGAAAAAACAGCTTGACGCTGGTCACGTTGGGTGCGCCAATGCGCTCGTGATGCAGCACGCGCTTGGAGGCGACGAACTTGATGACAACTTCGTACATGCCTTTTTTGATGCGGGTGACCGTGCCATACAATGGCATGTCCTCGCCTCGCACGATGCGTCGGATGGTTCGCATCACCACCATCGCCTGAGTAAGAGCAACGTCGCGGCTAGCATAGCCACGCCAACAGCGATATCGACTTTCAGCCAGAATACAAGTTCAGCAGGCATAGTCATTACTCTGAGGGTAAGAGAAAAACGGCAGGGAGAGAAAACCCTCCCTGCCGCCTATCGCCGCCAGCTTTCGTTAGCCCACGCGCCAAGGTGCGAGCGCGTGTGGGGAGACTAACGCCCATTGAGGCAATGGGGACGCGACGGCAAAGAGACAATGTGGGGCGTTTCATCCGCCCCTAGATGCTCTGGTCTGGCATGAGTAGCCAAGTACAGGTTTAACGACACTTCTCGTTGGTCGGCCTTCCGGCAATTGTTGGTTGCAAACGCGTCACAGTGTTCCGGCAGTTGGAAGGAACTGGTCTAGCGAGTGAACCTAGCTCACGTTGTGAGGTATGCATCTACTGCCGCAAGTAGATATGAGGCGGCTATGTACGCCACCAAACAAACGCACGTTTTGCGCGCATGACAGGTGGCAATAAAAAGCCCGCGCTGATCAGAGCGCGGGCTGTTAGTTACCCGATGGGTTAGATCAGGCGGCGGGTTGAGTAGCAAGCGCAGCTTGCCGCTCAGCCTTGGTGGGCTTGGGTTGCGCAGCCTTCTCAGCCTTGAGACGCTCACGCTCAGCCGCGTCAGCCTTGGCCTGTTCTTTGGCTTGCGCCGCCGCCAGTTCCTCGGCATCGTGCTGGCTCAGCAACTCAGGCGCAGCCTTGGCGAGCGCCTGCCTCAGCCATTCGATGGCGTTCGACAGTTCCTCGCTCGTGATGGCGTTGCGCTTGTCGCTGCCCTTGTACGTGGCTTTCGCCAAGATAAGGGTATCGAGAAGCTTGTCCTCGCCGGTCTTGTCCACCGGCTCGTTGACTTCCTGCGTCATCAAGCCGCGCAGTTCGTCGTCGGTCAGGACCGGCGCAAGGCCAACGTGCTTCGTAGCACCCGGCTTCTTGCCAGCTTCAACGGCGTCCTTTTGCTTCTTGAGTTGGGCGCGAGCCACGTCAACCAGCACGCTATAGGTTGAACCCGGCTTGACGCCTTTCTTCGCGTCCGAGTTGGCGAGCGCATTGCGCAGCAACTCGATATGCATGTTGCGCGCCTTGCGGATCAAGTCGAGCGCGTCGCTCTCGTACTTGTTGCCAAGGTAGACGAACTGCCGCAGCTTGGACAACTGCTGCTCGATTGACTTGGCCGGAGCCGCGCCCATCGCCGCCTCGTCAGGCACAACGCCAGCGTCCTCGTAAGACGACGCCCGTGTCACGCCTTCCTTGAACTTGTCATACACGTCCGATGTCTGCTCGGGCGTGATCGCGCCGTCCTGCGCCGCCTCGACAACGATTTCCGCGAGCGCGATCATCGAAGTCTTGCCGCCGCCATGCAACGCGCCAAGCTTTTGAGCGTCGCTCTTGAGCTTGTTGAACTGCGCCTTGGGCGACACAGTGCGCGGGTTGTTGCTCCCATTGCCAGCGCTGGCGTTGGGTGTCGCAGCCGGTCGCGTCGGCTTGTCAGCCACAACGCCTGCCGCTTCCTGATCGGCAATGTCCTGCTCGGACACGTCCGCCTCGCCCACTTCGGGAGTGTTACCCTCGGGGTTAGCCGCGCCTTCCCCCGGCACGAATGAGGTTTCGACTTCGTTCGCGGGATCGGTTTCCTCGCCAACGTTATCGAGCTTCGGTCGTTTCACCATTCACACTACTCCTGTTTTACACTCTGTTACGCCAGAGCCATGCGTCCTAGCCAACTTGGCATAGAAAATGAGGGTTGTCAAGAGGTTTCTCAACAATCTTTTACACAACTGATGCGGGCGGTTAGGTGGTGACGCCCGCATGGGTTGTATAATGATTATCGATTGCGAATGGTGATGTTGTAGTCGTTGGCGACGAGCGGCGGCTTCGTCTCGCCGTTGTTCAAGCAATAGAAACGCGTCGTGTCGTGGTTGCTCAGCATATGACCAAGCGACGGCTCATAACGCGTGTAGTCAAGCGAAGCGAACGCGTAACCCAAGCGCTGGCAGAATGCTTGCGCTTCGTTCATGTTCGTACTCTCGTCGCCATCATCAATGGCGTAGTTCCGCTGGCCTAGCCGAACTGTGTCGGCATGAGCGGGTTGCTCCAAATAGATGCAACCGGATAGGATCGCGACGTTAGCCGCGAACAAAACAGCAATCTTTCGCATGGATAGTTACCCTATGGGTTACGAGTGTTCCCAATAAACACTACTAACAATGCCGTTAGGGCCGCGCCTTTCGGGACGGTTTACCGATACGGCATTGATGCTAGTGTTTAGCTAGCGGGTTGCATGATTGCCTCCCGTGTTAGAGATAGCGCCTCGGTCTATAGGCGCGGCCCTTAGTTGTAGAACTGCGCGGCAGGATAGAGCTTGCGCACTTGCGCTTTCGCATCGGCGCGATTGCGAGCGCGCAAATATCCATCGCGATACTCGCCATCGATCTTGTCGTCGGACGCCCACCAATATAGTGGAGCGCCAGCGCCATAATAGCATCCACTGCCATCATAGCCTTGCGCGTTCAAGTAGTGACGACGCAGCGTAAACTTCATAGCGGCTTGTACTCCCTACTGATGCAGAACATGAACGTGAACCGGCCAAGCTTGACGAAACGAAGTCCGCCGACTTTGCGGCAGGAAAAGTTGATTATACGCGTTCGGACGCGAACATCCATAGCGCGAACAACAATGAGAGCGTTAACCACATGATTACCCTTTGGGTTAAGTCGGCGTCTTGCCGTACATCCTACGCACACGTTCCTCGGCATCAAAAGAGTTTTGATCCTTTTCGCGTGGCGTTGATCGTTTGCTTGGTGGAACTAATGGTTGATCAGTCCACAATGGCATTACCTTTAGGGTAACAGCCTCAAGATTGTTCAGCACGTTATGCTGTAGCTCTGTCTCGCATAGGATGCGAAGGCGCAGCAATTCGACGTGGATACGACTAAAGATGATTTGCGCGCTTGGTTTGGGTCCGGGCATGGTTAACTCCAACTAGTTAGAGTTATCTCTAACCGGATACAGTTAACCATAACTAGATGTAGTTGTCAATACGCGTTTAAGTTGTAGGGTCGAAGTATTAGGTTGTATTGTGGAAGTCCAGCGTAGTTATTCGTTAATGATATCAATGACTTAACCCCCACAACCGGAAGTATTGCCGATTTTTAGATAAGGTATAGATATAACTCTAACTAGTTAGGGATGACGGGACTACAACTAGATGGGGTTAGCTAACCCTATCCGGTTAGAGTTGGCTTATGACCCTTATATATTGATTATACTTAAATACTATAATACATACAATAAAACCTTTTTCCTGCCAGTGACTTACCGGCGGTTTTCTATTTAACCGAAGCCAATACTTCACATACTTAAAACTTCGGAATAATACTAATAATACTTATAATACATAATTCGGCTCGTTTTAGGGGCCGAATTAAGTATTATGAGCTTATTTTGACGCAAATTTGGGCGTCAAGCCAGCGCTGCAACGCGTCGTAGCGGTCCAGTTCGTCTTGTTCGCGGTTCATTTGTAGCTAATTCTCCTTATGCCGGACTTCAACACGCGGGATTTGCGTGCTTGCGTTTCGACTTGTATATAAGTCGTCATGCGAATGTCAAACGCATGGCCGTTACGCGAGCGAACACGCGCTACGGTTGTGGGGTGACGCGGCATTGGGTCGTAAACCTTGCCCTTGACCTTCATAGGCCGGAGCTTGCGTCGAGACTTGATAGTGCTCATGTCAATGTGCCCTCTAGTCAACTTACCCGCGTGGGTAAGTTCACCCGAAAGCACGGCTAGCGCCGCAATTCGCAAGCGCTAGCCGAAGCTTTAGGTCTTGGCCACCTTTTGGGTAAGGTTCGCCCGTGGATCAGCTACTCCTAACCTTCGCTTTCATCCTACCTTCACGCTACCGCACGGTGTTCCGTGTTCTCACGCTATCCTCGGACGAAGGTCCATTGCCCTCGCTGTCCAATTTGGTGGCGAGCTATTACCCCCGCGCTTTCCGACACTGCCCGACTTCCCGTGACCCGCCTTGCACATAGGCCACGATACTACTCGGGTGCGATCACCCTCGGGGCAGTCCAAGCCCCTAGTCGATTGCCTTGACCCGTTACCCGTTGGGTTAGTCTAGCCTATCGACACAATACTTGAACGGCGCATAGGGGTCGAGTGGTAGGGGTATCTGGACCAAGGCATGGACCGGGGGCGGGCGCTTTAGGTAGCCGTGCAATCTTTTTGAACCCCCACATATCCCCATCCCCCCAATGTGGAATAATACATAGTATTCACAGTATTCCCCAAGTAATTGTCAAGTATTAAATCCCCCTTGACAACACCCCTTAAAGATGTTATCTTAACCCCCGTGGGTAAGCTCCCTGCCAAGAGAGCCAGTGCGTGAGGGAAGCGAGCGCGTCAGCGAGCGACTGAACAAACCACTGGTAAGCAAGCCCACTGCGCAGAATGGACCCTGTACGGATCGGATGCTGTCCCCGCCGTGCAGGGTCTTTCCGCGTCTAAAAAACGGACCCTATTTCCATGCCGTTACCCACGGGGTAAGTTGCGAACATGAGTGAGCGATCCTCGCGAGCGAACGAATGTGAGCCACGAGAATGAGAAGCGGCGGAATAAGACAGCAATGGGTGTACAACGCGCCGCCGACGATTAGCGCTTTCCTTCAAAGCGAAGCGTTCGGACGACTGATTTGGGGACCCGTTGGTTCCGGCAAGACAACCGGGTGTATCGTCGAAGCTGCGCGACGCATGGCGCAGCAGGCCCCTGCCGAAGATGGGAAGCGATACACCCGGTTCGCGATCATACGTCAAAGCCTCAAAGATGCTAAAGCGACTGTGCTTAAAGATGTTCGTGGATGGTTCGGCTCTATTGCCGATTGGCGTGTGTCCGAGTCTACTTTGTATCTCGAATACGGCGATGTTGTCTCCGAGTGGCCGTTTATCCCCCTTGACGAACCCGACGATGTTAAGAGGCTTCTGTCCCTTCAACTCACGGGTGCATATGTCAACGAGTGTATTGAGACAGACATAAATCTCCTTTCTGATATTGCCGGTCGTGTCGGGCGATATCCCAACAATGACCAAGGCGTTTGTAGTTGGTCGGGGATATGGGCGGATACCAACGCGCCGATAATGAATACGCCGTGGGCGGGGTTCATGGTCAACCCGCCACCGCAGTGGCAAGTGTTCCATCAACCGGGGGGTCATACTTATCCCGGCATTGACCCGAAAACGGGTCAATGGAGCGAGGGAGCCGAGAACTTGCCCCATCTCAATCAGACGGCGGAAACGATACTCCTGCCGGAAGATGACCCGAGGCGCATACAGCAGGGCAGGGGATATTATGATCGATTACTCTCTGTGGGCACAACTGATTACATTCGCAGGTACGTGTGGTCGGAGTTTGGTCGCGATCCTAGCGGCGCTGCCGTGTTTGCTGAAAGCTTCAAGTACGATTATCATGTGTCCCGCGTCCCTCTGGAGCCTGTCTATAGCCGCATGCTTGTGGTGGGGCAGGATTTCGGGAGGTCGCCGTGGTCCCTTATATGCCAACTCGACCACTCAGGTCGTCTCTTGGTCTTAGAGGAAGTGCCGGGGCGCGGCCCCACGGGGGAGAACGTGGGGCTTGAGCAGCATGCGAAAAACAACCTCATTCCCACTCTCCTTCAACCCCGATACGCAGGGCGTCCTATCGGTCTGGTGGGAGACCCATCAGGTCAGTCGAAAGACAGCCTGTTTGAGCTTAACAGTTTCGATCTCCTTAAAGGGTGCGGACTTGCCGCAGAGCCAGCCCCGACAAACGACCTCGATCCCCGGCTCAGAGCCGTCGAGGCTTTCTTTGTCAGGAATATTGGAGGCGCACCTGCTATCCTTATTGACGGAACTCGTTGCCCAACTCTCGTCGCAGCACTCAACGGGCAGTACAAGTTCGCGACGAGGGTGGACCAGTCGGGGGGAACATTTGTGAAGGACGTTCCCGAGAAGCTGCATCCGTGGAGCGACGTGGCGGACGCCTTACAATATGTATGTCTTGTGACGGGGAACGCGGGAGCTTACGCATGGGTGTTGGGCCGGATCGTGCAAACCCTCAAGCCGCGCCGCCCGATGCGCCAAGCCCCATCCTCTCTTGCTTGGACATGACTTCGTATACTCGTCACGCCTATCCACTCGCTCGCGAGGATCGCTCGTGGACCTAACAACATCATCAATTACCCTTGGAGTAAGTCTAACCCCTAACCGCCACGACCGGGGCTGGCCCCGCTTCTCGCTCCATATCACTACGGCGCTTTCTTACCAAAGCTACCGTTGGCAGATAGAGGCTCAGGGTGGTGTGGACTCGCATGACGCACGGGGCAATTCATGGGAGATAGTGAGATGGGTTCCCCTACGTGGGTGAGGGCGCGCTATGGACTGGGGACTTGTTTTAGGGCTGATCGCGTTAATTTGCGTGTGCCTCCCCTGCCGGTGGGACCCGGCAATCATCCTGAGTGAGCGTTTACGCGAACACGCTAAACGCAATGAGAAGGAGAAGCTTGATGGCTGGCCCAAAAATAAAGACCGTGACGCCGATCAAACCCGACGCTAACGAGCGCGTCGTCACTGCGTTACGCGAGGCGTTAAAGGAAGCGAAAGAGGGGCATATACAGGCAGTAGGTATAGCGATAGCGCGCTATGATCCCCAAGGCGACGGCGGACGCTCCACCGAGACGATCCTGTCGGCTGGCGAGGGTTGGTATCATAGCCTATCCGCCGCCGTCAACGGGCTGGCGTTCCGGCTGAACTACGAGCGTTATACGCAAGGCTCATCGATCCCGTTGACCAAACTGCCGGATAACGAGGAATGATTATAATTCCTCAAGCGGCAGCGAGTCAAACAGGCGGCTTTGCGTATAAGCCCCCTTATCGAGTGGAGATGCATCGAACACTCGCATCTCTTGAGTCTCATGCTCGATAGTCACGTTCTCGACTCCTGACGCCAGCACTAGCGGCGCAACGCCGCCGCCAAGATTGATTTCCAGCTTGAAGAACTGACCGGCCCCCGCGCCCATCGGCTCCGGGTTGCCTAGCCCCGCCACTCGCGACACAACCTCGAATGCCTTCACCTTGGAGCTAAGCGGCTCCTTGGGGTCGGTCATCGCCGTGTAGAAGTGCGGTAAAGCCTGCTCGATGTTCACGGCGGCTGAGCTTGATCCGCTTGTGGGTGTTGCTCGCGCCTTCCCATTCGTCCTGCGCCTGCCGAAGCATCTGCCGGAACATGCGCGTCTCGGTCAGGTCGGTGTATTCCTGCGACGTGAAGCCGAGAATATCCAGCACTTCCTCGGGCGTTTGGATGCCGCGAATGATGCCGTTGGCTAGCTCTCTTAGGCGTTGTTCCTCGCCGGGGGGCAAAAAACCGTCCATAAAAAATACCTCTTGACAGGGGTCATTTTTTGTGATATAGCATACAACCGGACGAAAGTCAAGTTACCCCGTGGGTAACCCGTTGGCAGGCGGGTCAAGGACAGCATGGCGGCGCTACCGAATGCACCGGCCTTGAGAGTTGTGGGCAGGGATGACCTCCAAGCCCAGCAACAGGTCATGGATGCGACCCGCGCTCAGAGCTACGCCAAGCCGAACAGCGCTAGTCCCTTTGTGGGCGACCCGCCCACTGGCCTAGCCGGGTTCGTTACTGACCAATACTCGCTCATGCGCCGCCACCGGGATACTCCCGGCAGGGGGTGGAGCGACAGGCTCTTGGCGTCCTTAAGGGCGTTCAACGGCGTGTATGACGTGAACGTCATCCAAGAGTTAAAAAAATTTGGTGGGTCGAACGTCTACGCCCGTATCATTGCTCAGAAGTGCCGTGGTACATCGAGCTTATTGCGAGATGTATACTTAGGAACTGATAAACCTTGGGGGCTTGAGCCGGATAGCGATCCCGACGTTCCCGACGAGGTTGTGCAGGCGATAGCGCAGCACATTGGGGAGACGGTCACCAGCCAGATACAGGCGCACTTTGCTGCGATGCAAGCGCAAGTCGCGCATCAAATAGGGACTGCCGCCGCTCATGCTGTTGGACAAGCCAGTGGACAACACCCTGCATTTATCGACGCTTCCATTCCATCCAACATCTCGGGACCGTCTCAGGGCGCGCACACAGGTGCTATACCTCCGGGTGTACAACCGCCTCCCGGTCAGGGTGCGGGCCTGCCTCCCCCTCCCCCGCCTCCACCTTTACCTGATCCAAACACCGTCAGAGATATCTATGACCTGATGATGGAAGACGCTCGCGACCAAGCGAAGCGCAAGGCGGTCGAGCAGACGAAGATAGCTCAGGACAAGCTCGAAGAATATCTCGCGATGGGCGATTTCTATACCGCCCTCGCAGAGTTCCTTGTCGATCTGCCGATGTTCCCGTACGCCTGCTTGAAGGGGCCTACGGTTCGCATTAAGACGCAAGTCAAGTGGACGAAGGACGTAAGCCCATTCCCGGCGAACAGCAATACGCCATCTCTTAGTGGCGGATTAAGCGCAGGCGCAAGTCCGCAATTGGGAGGAGCGCCCGGTGGCGGCGCGCTGCCGACTGATCCACAAACCGACTTGCCCATGCCCTCCCCAAACCCATCCCCCGGTACACCGGGGATGGGCGCTAATTCGCCCCTGTCCCCAACTCCCGTTGGGCCGGTCGGCGCTGGGGGGGTTACCCAAGGGGTAAGCCCTGCGGGTAACGGCGCAGCGCCCTTCGCCCCCCAAAAATCCCCGCAGCAGTTGCAGAAGCAACCGCAGCTTGCCAAGCCGATAGTGCAGGACGTGCCTATCTTGTGTTGGGAGCGCGTCTCGCCCTTTGACATTTATTGGACCCCCGGCGTATCGAATATCGAAGATGCAAACATCATCCAGCGTAGTCGTCTTACACGGGCTGAAATTAACACACTCTTGGATTTACCGGGGTTCCTCACGGATGAAGTCAGAGCCGTCTTGGACGAATATGGTCGAGGCGGTCTGGTTGATAACTGGGACCAAACCGACAGCGAGCGTTCAATACTTGAAGGGCGAGAGGACCCTCGTTTTAATCAGAGTGGCCTTATCGCCTGCCTAGAGTTCCAAGGGAATGCACAGGGTCGGTTCCTGTTGGACTTGGGGATGGACCCGTCGCAGATACCCGATCCTCTCAGAGATTACTTCTGCAATGCTTGGCTTATTGGCAGACACGTTATCAAGGTTCAGCTTATCCCATCTCCGCGCAAGCGGCATCAGTATTACATCACCAGCTTTGAAAAAACTCCCGGTAACCCTTGCGGTAACGGACTGCCCGACTTGCTGGCAGACGTTTCTTCGGTGGCTAATGCTACGCTGCGCGCAATGGTTAATAACCTCTCGATTAGCTCAGGCCCGCAAGTCGTCGTCAATGATGACCGACTTGGAGATGGCGAGAACGGGGAGGATATGTATCCGTGGAAGCGATGGCACGTTAAGAGTGATCCATTTGGAAATAACACCGAGAAAGCCGTAGAGTTCTTCTCCCCCGCCAGCAACGCCTCCGAGTTGCTACAGGTGTACACGGCTTTTAGTGGGATGGCCGACGAGGCGAGCGCGATCCCGAAGTTTATGACCGGCAGTCCGCCTACTGGTGGCTTAGGCCGCACTGCGAGTGGCCTAAGCATGTTGATGCAAAACTCGTCCAAGATACTCCAGACGGTCGCATCGAACATCGATATCGACGTGATCGAGCCGGTCATCAATGCGCTGTTCGATATGGTGATGATGACCGATCAGACCGGATTGCTGACGGGCGAGGAAAAAGTTCGGGTGCTTGGCGTGCAAGTCGCCCAACAGCGCGAGACGCAACGGGCGCGTCAGCTTGAGTTCTTGCAACTGACCGCTAACCCAATTGACATGGCGATTATTGGGCCGAAGGGCCGCGCACAGGTGTTGCGCAACGTCGCCACCGAGATTGGCCTACCGGGCGAGAACATCGTTCCCTCCGAGGCTGATCTGGACAAGCAGCAACAGCAAGCGGCAGCGGGTGCAGCCGCGCAGGGTCAGCCGGGACATGGGAGCATTGGTGCGCCACCAAGCGGCCCGCCAGTGCCTCCCGGTCAGGGTGGACCGCCGCAGACACCACCTAATGTGGGCGCTCCCGGTCCCGCACAAATGGCGCAAGGGAGCGCGCCCCCCGGCGCACCGGGCGCAGGCGGGCAACCGCGTACGAACTTGGTCAACCAAGGGGGACCGACGCATTGATGCATGGTGGAGAACATTACCCGATGGGTAACCCACGCCAAGATCGCGAGCAAGACCAAGAACGCCGCGCAAGGGCGCAGGCGCGCAAGCCTCTCATAGCGAAGTGGGACCCCAATATCCCTGCCGGTTACATCCACGTCGATGACGCTATCGAGTACATACGCCGACGCTGGGGCAAGATGGCGCGGGCTGAGATGTTTGAGATGTTCAGCCGCGACGACGCTGGCCCAAAGTACGTTATCTTTGGCGACTTCCCCGACAAGAGCCGAGGCGAGCGCTACTATGCGTTCGATGATATTGACTTGTGGGTGTACCGGACCATGACCGGCGTACCAGCATCATGGCGTGAAGCACTTGGCAGACCAAGCACCGTGCCGGTGCGACGTATCGAGGACATGCATCCCATTTTGCGCCGGAAATGGGAGGATACGCTAGGACTGCCACCGGCAGGCGAGAGTGACAACGATGGCGAGGAACAGAGCAATGGCAGGACCGGGATCGAGGAAGATGGGCGGCGGCGGAATTAAGGCAGGGCGTCCGCCGACGCCGATGGCAGGAGGCGGGTTGGGTGCGCCGAGAGGCGGACCCGCCGCAGCAATGGGAGCACCCCCTATGGCCCCGAAAGTCGCAAACGTACGCCCGCCCGGTTTGGGCGCAGGAGCGCCGCCGCCAATGCCCGGTGGTGGGGCAGGCCCGCCGCCTCCCGCTCCGGGGGGCATGGGCGGTTCGGGCGGGTTCAATAAAGGCGGACCCACTGGCGTTGGCGGCGAGGAAGCCAAAGTCGAGGGCGCTGAGCGACCAGCGTTCCGCAAGGGTGGCGCGGTTCATGGCGGCGGTGGCGACACCAAAGCCCGTCACAAAGGCGTGATCCACAAAGGTCGTGGGTAGCTTTTGCGTGCGCGTTTACGCGAACACGCTAAACGCGAGAAGTAACCTAATGGGTAAGCAGCTAGAACTGTTCGACCCGTTCGAGGATTTAGGAGATATAGTCATGGGTAAAGTTGAAAAGCGCTCAGAGGACCCCGGCTTCTTCGCCAAGGGTGGTTCAGGCAAGATGTTCGGCAAGGGTGAGGCTGGCGACGCTGAGTCCGGTCAGTCGGGCAAAAATACCCAAACACCCTCCGGTGGCGGCGATAAGTTTGCGTCAGGCGGCAAAACCAAGATGTTCGGCAAACAGACCGCCAATAAGATGACGCCGGGGCAATCGGGAAAATCAGGATAAAAAATGTCATAAAAATAGCCCCTAATGGGTTGACTTCTGGTTAGAAGTATGATCCACTAGGTGTTTCCCTGTTCGTTCCCGTACTGATCCCGGTTTGTTCTTTTACGCGATCCCACACTACTAAATCGGGTCTACCCGATTTAGTTACCCAAAGGGTAAGCCAAATGCCAGTCTCGATCCCCTACCACGTTGACTATGGGTCGCGAAACGCTGTCCTGCGTCAGTTGGGACTGGCGGCTGGGCTAACCGCTACGGCGCTGGATAAGAGCGCTGGCGAGACGCATCCGAACTGGGTGCAGCAGTTTAATCGTATCCTGACAGCGTTGGGCATGCCGACATACACAAGTCTGGATATGAGCGCCTTCGGGTCGGTGGCGGGCGCAATCGCTGCGCATATCAATAGCATTCCAGCGCCGCCTGCGAACACTGTTCTTCCCGCCGTCACCCCGGCTGGCACTGCCGTGAATGGCGCAGTGCTGACTACGACGAACGGATCGTGGACCAACTCGCCCACGTCCTATGTGCGGGCATGGCTGCGGGACGGCGCGGTGATTGCAGGGCAGACAGCGACGACATACACGACCGTCGCCGCAGACGCTACGCACAATATCTCTTGCCGGATTTATGGCGTGAACGCTGGCGGTAATGGTACGCCGGTAACCTCCAATGCTGTGGCGATTACCTGATGGATATTGGGCAGGCAGTTAGACGCTTACAGAGCGGCGACCGGGTAGCCCGCGAGGGTTGGAACGGCAAGAATATGTATATCTTTCTCGTACCGGGTTCGACGTTCACGGTCGAGGAAGATAGGCCGATGGGGCAAGCTTGCCCCGAATTGATTGGCAAGCAAGTGGATTATCATGCCCATGTTGACATGAAAACGGCGCAGGGATACGTAGTGCCGTGGCTCTGTTCGCAGGCTGATCTGCTAGCGAACGATTGGGAGATTTACGATGGATAAGGAGTTCTCTCGTGGATAAACCTGCCGAGCGCAAGAAGGACTCGAAGGAATGGGGCGACACCGACGCAGGCACCGAGCGCAAGTTCGGTGAGTGCAACGTGCGCGCCGAGCTTGAGGGGATATGGGATCACGCCCCGAAGGAAGTTGTGAGTCAGGGGCTTGGTCGCCTACTAACCAATAACTACTGCAAGAAAGACGACGGCAAGGCGTCCACCGGGGACATGGTTGACGATATTATCAACGGCGGGCCTCCGTTCGCCAACGTTAGCACCCCGAAACGTATCTTCTAACGACTTACCCAGTGGGTAAGATTTGGGAAGTAACTCTTGGCCGATGTTCGTAATGAGTATATCAGGGCAACGTTTGACCTGAGTAAAGTAGACCCGGCCAAGTGGGCGACATTCGTAGAAGCGTTTAAGGCGTATACGGTAGCTGAGTTGGAGCGTATTACTACATCGACGGTGGAAAACGCCCCCATCGCGGTTGGGTTTGGGCGCAAGATGAAGGAACTTCGGGACGACTTTATCGGCATCGAAGCGTTAATGGATAAGATCAGAAAATGAATACACCAACGATCCAAGGGCATAACGCTGTAGGCGGGGCAACCAAGCGCGGTGCGCCTGATCCCTCCGTGCCGGTTCCCCCCGGCGTCAAGGCGCAGGCTGACAGGGCGAACGCTCTTATCGAGCAGGCCAAAGCTGCCAAAGAGGCGAACGACGCCAGCGGCGGCAACGAGCTTGTGCGACCTCTGATCCCGCCTACCCGTTCCAACCCCACGGTGATTACCGGCGACTTTGATCCGCGTAACCCGCGTCCGCCAGAGTTTGGCGATCCGGCTGACACGCGGGTGCAGGCGCAACCTACGCGTTCCGCTTCTTCGCAACAAGCGCCGCAATTTACCCCTCCCGCCGCGCCGCAACCCGCCCAACCACAGGGCGAGGCGGATTGGGAGCATCAGTTTAAATCACTCAAAGGTCGGTTCGAGCGCGATCAGGAGGAAAAACGCCGCCTGCAACAGACGCTCATCGACCAACAAAGGCTGCTGGCGCAAGTGGGAAGCCCCCCTCCCACCACCGCAGCGCCGCAGGGCGAGGGGTCGGGGTTGCGATTTAACGTCGCACCCCCACCCCCCGGTCGCCGCGTTACCCCCGCCGAAGTAGCGGAATACGGGCAAGAGCTTATGGACGTGGTTGGCCGTCGCGCCGCCGAGGTCTATGAGCCGATCCTGCAACAGTTGGCGGGCGAGCTTAACACTGTTAAGCGGCAAATAGGTGGCGTTCAAAATACGGTAGTTTTTGACGCTAGAGTCAAGATGTACGACGACTTGCAGCGCGCCCTGCCGCAGTGGGATGCGATTAACAATTCGCCGCAGTTCGCGCAGTGGCTCGATCAGGTCGATCCTATCTCGCACCGGACGCGGCGGGAGTTCCTGAACGGCGCACACAACTCTAACTCAACGGGTCAGGTTATCGATATCTTTAACGCCTTTTTGTCCACCTATGGCGCAGCCAGTGGCGCAGGTAATGGTGCGGGCAATGGAGCCGGAAATCCCGCTCCCTCCCCGCAGCAATTTGATCTGCGACAACTCGCTGCCCCCGGTCGGGCGAAGGGTGGTGATACGCAAGTCCCTGCGGACAAGCCTATCGTCAGGACTTCAGAGATTAGGCAGTTCTACGCCGAGAAAACTCAAGGTAAGTGGGCGGGCCGTGAGGCCGAAGCCGCCGCCATTGAGCGCCAGATATTTGAGGCTGGTAATGAGAACAGAATTGTAAAGGACCGATAGTTACCCATAGAGTAATTTGTTAGGCAGTTTATCTATCTCTGGCTGATGGTGTCCTAGCCCTAACACGCTAGCACCCATACAGAGCGAGGCCGAGCCGCATTCGCCGCTCGTTTGATGCCGATCCCACATCGTAGTCAAACGCACGGAGAACTCAAATGGCCCTTGGCCTTGCTGGTAGTGGTACAACCCCTCCAATCTACCCCAGTGGTAGCACGTCCACTGACTATGTAGCAGCCGGTTTTATCCCTGAGATTTGGTCGGGGAAGCTGATCGAAAAGTTCTACGCGGCGACCGTCCTAGCCGCGATCAGCAACACCGACTACGAGGGCGAAATCAAGAGTTACGGCGACCGGGTGAAAATCCGCACCAAGCCGACTCTGATCATCAATAACTACCTCGTCAACGGCGACTTGGCCCTACAAAGGCCAGCCGGGTCGAGCGTCGAACTGACCATTGATCAAGGCAAATACTTCGCTGCGATCATTGACGACGTGATCGAAAAGCAGTCCGACATTAACAACATGAGCCTCTGGTCGGATGATGCGTCCGAGCAGATGAAAATTGTTGTCGATACGGACGTGTTGACGTTTTTGTTGAACCAAGCCAACCCCGGCAACATGGGGTTGACGGCGGGCGTCATCTCGGGCAACATCAACCTTGGTGTGACCGGCACGCCTATCGCCACTGTAGGCCGCAACCCGCAGACTGGTCAGGTCGAAATCATCGACGTGCTTCTCAGGATTGGGCAGGCGCTCGATGAGCAGAACATCCCCGAGACGGGGCGCTGGATCGTCATGCCCACATGGGCTACGTTCCAAATCAAGCGTTCGGAACTGCGCGAAGTGTTTGTATCTGGCGACAGCGTGAGTATACTTCGTAATGGCAAGTTCGGTCAGATTGACCGCTTCACCATCTACGCGTCCAACCTCCTGCCCAACGGCGTTGCCGCTGGTCTGGCGGCGGGCGAGTGGGTGATTTTCGGCGGGCATGCGCACGGTCTTACGTTCGCGAGCCAGCTGACCAACGTCGAGACGATCCGTTCCGAGCGTACGTTCGGCCAAATCCTGCGTGGGCTGCAAGTCTATGGCCGTCAGGTCTTGGACAACAAGGCTATCGCGCAGGCCATCGTCACACAGGTCGCCGGAACGTAACGTTTGCCTGTTGGCGTTGCGTTTGGCTCCTGTTAGGTCCCGGCGTTCCTCATGATTACATAGGGGAGCGTCGGGACTGCTCTTACCCAGTGGGTAACTATGGCTCAGCGGTATCGTACGGTAACTGACTATATGGCGATAGCAAGGCTGGGCTTGCAAGACGCAGTGTGGCCGTATCGCTATCCCGACACGACGCTGCTTATCGCGTTGAACGTCGGCGTGGGCGAGATGGGCCGTATCCGACCCGATATGTTTTTAGACCTCAAGTATCAGCAGCCCTTGAGCAAGGGCGATACTAATGACGGCAACCCGCCCCTATACACTACGGCTGACGTGGCGACTGATACGAGTGGCAATTACATCCTCGGTAAAGGAACTCTCGTGCCGGTTCCCACCAAGTATGTGTCTACTCTCGATTGGTTTATCAATGGCTGGTCGCAGTTCCTCGACGTGACCGACACTCAAGACGCGAGAGCGCAAGGGTTCATCGCTAAGTTTCAATCGCACCTAACCACGTTGAGCGCCGCATGACAACCACCAACATGGCTCGCTTGAACGATATGGTGCGCATGACGTGCGGCGGCGCGCTGGATGGCGTCATTCGCATGGAGATGTATAACACCCTCAAGGATTGGTTTCAGCGTACTGACTCATGGTTGCTTGAAGTTCCGATTTATATCCAAGCGAATACCAATGACTATCAAGTTGGCACCGGCCAAAATGTCGTTGTTAATCGTCTTATGGGTCTGGATCGTCCTGCCTCGCCCCCACCGCCGGGTGATTTTCTGGTTCCACCATATCTACCGATGTGTCCTCCCCAATATTTAACGACCCTCGGCCCGAATGTGGACTCGGAAACTCAGGACCCGTTGATGCGGACCCAGCGTGTGGGGGTCCTTTTAAACGCCGGGGAGAAATGTCCCATTCTACGCATACGCGACAACCCCAGCGCCAACGAGATATGGATCGCCACGCTGGCGCTGACGCCATGTGATCCCACCGACGCGGATGGGTTCACCCAGCCGCCTAATTGGGTGATGGAGAAATATCTGAATACCCTCGCTAGCGGGGTCAACATGCGGCTGATGCTGCAACCCGGCAAGCCCTATTCCTCCCTGCCGGGGTCGCAATATCACGGGCGGGTGTACAACCAAGGCGTTGGCACTTGTCGCACCGAAGTGCGGCGTATGTTCACCTATGGTTCGCAGCGCTGGAATTTCCCCGGTGGGTGGAACTCCGGGGCGGGGCTGTTCGCTATTGGGGCGCGCTGAATGAACTATCCATATCCCATACCGGGCACAATCCAAGGCAGTTCGCGCCCCACTTACGTGGCTGACGGGACGCGGAGGCTCCCTGCGCTTAGTCGGTCAGTTGACGAGATTACCGACGTAACGGTGGACTTCACCCAATTGTCGCCAACGGTGAATGTCGTTGGATGTTGGATCAGGGTGAAGCCGGGTGGCGAGCCACAGTTGGTGGTAGGCCCGCCTATCGTCGGGATGACCTCAGGCACGCCCACGGATATTGTGACGTTCAACGTACAAGGGGGTATTACCGGACGTTCATATGACGTGGAGATTAACGTACGCGGCGATAAAGGCGGGGTGTACAGTTTTCATTGGACTGTGAACGTATTGGGCGATGATTGCGGTTGCGCGCCCTTGGCAGCTTACCCAGTGGGTAATGGCGTGGTGAGCGGCGATGGCTCGATCATCGTCAATACTGCGCCACGGTTCTTTGTCAGTGCGACGTTCCCGGTCGGCCCTAATGTACTTGATCGCTGGTACGACACGTCAACCGGCAATCTTTATGATTATGTCAGTGACGGACTGGATACGTTTTGGGAGCTATGGGGCGGCTCAGGAGGGGGCGGCGGGGGAGGCGGCTCGGGGGCGAACATCCTTAGCATCTCGCCAATTTTCCCTGATGGGACGACAACGCAATTCACCCTAACGACGACAACCCGGCCTGTTACGGTGACGGTCGCCAACACCCTGCTTGTGTCGGTTGACGGCGTATGGCAGGAGCCGGTGACGCAGTATCAAGCTGCTGGCAACCAGATACAATTTACCCAAGCGCCATTCGCTGACTCGCGTATCTTCATGCTGTGGTTCGCACCGCCGGGGAGTAATTTTTAGATGGGCTTTCATCTTCCTTCTGGCGTCGTCAATACAGACTCGGTGATGTTCGTCGCCGATACGACGATGAAGTTTGCGTTGGTCAAGGAGCTATCCGACCAAACGCTGGTGATGATCAATTACGGCCAGCTTACCCCACCGCTTACCCTAACGGGTTATTCGTTCGCTGTTGACGTGACAAGCAACCCGCAACTTGTTGTGAGTTATCCACAAATCGATTTGGTTGGCGACACGTTGTCGTTTTTGCTGAGCGGCGGCATCGAGGGGCAACAATACAATATCTCGATCACAGTTAACCCCGGCGCGAGTGCGCAAACTGACGTGCTTACCGTCAGCATCCCGTCATTTGCTGATTGCGAGCGCGCGTCAATCAACCCGGTGCCGCAACTATACACTCAGACGCCGTTCGCCTCGAATACCTATGTTAATACCGGGGCGCGCTATTTTTGGGGGACGCAGCCGCCTCCGAACCCGAACGTCATGGATCAGTGGTATAGCGCAGACAGCAGCACGCTATACGAGTACGCTACAGACGGGGTGACTTTCTTTTGGCAGGTAATAGCGTCAACCAATTTGGTGGCGGAAGCGCCGTCGAGCAATCTGTTGTACTCGCGTTATAACGGTTATTGGGTGCCGGACATCATTCAGTCTGATGCGCCCGCTGATGGAGTGATGTACACACGCCGTTTGAACGCGTGGTATCCACTGCCGCAGTATATCGGGGAAGCGCCGGGTGGCGTTCGCTTTGGGCGCTTTAATGGGACGTGGCAACCTGACGCGATCCAGACTGACGCGCCGAACGATGGCAATAATTATGCGCGTAGGAGCAACGCGTGGACTGCTCTCTTGCCGATCATCCCCGAAGCGCCAAGGGATAGCCGACTTTACTCTCGGGTGAACGGCGGTTGGCAACCCGATGCTATTCAAGCGGACGCGCCGCCCGATGGGCAGTTTTATGCTCGTAATAATCGGTCATGGATAGCTATCCTTGTAGATCAGTTTTTGACTGATGGGCCAAGCGACGGCACACTTTACGGACGGTTGAATGGCGCATGGTCGGCGGCTTACCCAGCGAGTAATCCGGCGAACTATGTTAGCGCGGGGCTACTTGCGACTTCGCTTGCTCTTTACATGCCTATACGCGGGGGCAGCTTCACTGGTGCGATTGGCGCACCCGGATTGATCTTGGCGAACGGTCCTGCAACGCTGCAAATCCCCGGTGGTTCGCCGGGGCAAGTTCTTGTTGCGAACTCAGCCAATACGTTTAATTGGGGAATGGTCCCTATCCCCGAGCCGCCGAACGATGGCACTGCTTATGCGCGTCAGAACGGTCTGTGGGTGCCGACCGCTAGCGGGGCAGGCTTGCCGGAAGCGCCGCAGGACGGCACGACCTACTCCCGTAATAACGCAGCGTGGGTGCATCTCGCGCATACCGATATCACTGACTGGGACGCTACGCTCACAACTTTGCTACAGCCGTACGCGTTGCTGACACAAGTTCCGCTTGGCTCGATCAGCTTCCCGCTGATGGACGGCACGAACGCCATCGGTACGTCGCTGAATTGGGCGCGGGCCGATCATGTCCATCCGACCGACACATCGCGATATGCCGCGACTAACCCAGCGGGTTACCAGACAGCGGCGCAAGTCACAGCGGCGCTTGGCCCCTACGCGCTTGCCAGTGCAGTGCCGGTGGCGTCGAATGCTGCGCCAAGCATGAATGGGGTTGCTGCGCCGGGTGGATCAGCCGCTTATTCACGGGGCGACCATGTTCACCCGACCGACACGACGCTTTACCCAATGAGTAACCCAGCGAGTTATCAGACGGCTGCTCAGGTTGCTAGCGCTATTTCTACTGCTGTTGCCAACGCCAATATTGACTGCGGCACCTTCTAGGAGGGTATATACCCATGACCGGACGCGTCCAGACCCTTCGATCCACCGTTGCTGGCAATCGGCCTACCGGACGTCAGCCGGGGGAGCTTTATGTCAACTGGGCTGACAATCAGTTCGGCGTGATTAACGCAAGCTCTGCGGCGCAGGACTTGCTCGCGATACCGTTCTTTTCTACGTTGTCGTCTTATGCGATTGGCGCGTTCGTCGTCTATAATGGGCAGCTTTATCGCGCTCTCGCGCCATCCAGCCCCGGCGCATTTGTCCCCGCCAATTGGGCGATAAGCGGCGGCGCGGTCAGTGTGGGCGACAACCCGCCTAGTAATCCGCAACCGGGAGCCCTATGGTGGGACAGCATAGGAGGGCAGCTTTACGTCTGGTTTGTGGACGCCAATTCTTCGCAGTGGGTGGTGGCGAATAACGCTGCGTCAGTGTTGGCTTCGGGGTATCTGCCGCTCTCTGGAGGTACGCTGACTGGCCCGCTTACTCTGCCGGGTAACCCGACAACACCACTTCAGTCAGTGCCGAAGCAATATGTTGACTCTCTGCCGGTGGCGATGAATGATAACCGCATTATCAACGGCGACATGCGGATCAATCAACGCGGCGTCGCGAGCGGGACGGCGGGCGGCTATACGGTTGATCGTTGGTCTTTTTCAGGAACACAGTCGAACAAAGGAACGTGGTCGCAGCAAGCCTTCAACGGTCTCGGCTTCCCTTTGGCTTGGAACTTCCTCTCAAATTCAGCTTACGCGCTTCTCGCGACGGATAACTTTGGTTTGCTTCAGCTTATCGAAGCTGACATGATTTCGGACTTCCAATGGGGCACGACGAACGCGCAGCCGGTTACTCTATCGTTTGTCGTTTGGTCGACTATCGCAGGCACGTATAGCGGCGCGATCCGCAACGCGGCGTTTACCCGCTCTTATCCGTTCACTTTTAACATTCCTGTCGCGAGCGTAGCGACCAAGATTAATATCACCATCCCCGGCGATACGGCGGCCGGAACGTGGGTGATGAGTGGCAACGCCGCGTCTCTGATCCTTGGCTTTAATCTTGGCACGGGGACGACTTACAGCGGTCCCGCAAATGCGTGGGCGTCGGCGAATTATGTCGCTGCGACCGGCTCGGTCAGCATCGTGTCGAACAACGCCGCGACCTTCTACCTGACCGGCGTCAAGCTGGAGATTGGCAGCGTAGCAACGCCTTACAACCGGCAGTCGCTCGCGAAGTCTTTGGCCGACTGCCAGCGATATTTTCAGTCTTTTAACAACGTTATGTGTACTGGTTATGGGCTTACTGGTGGTACTGTTTATTCTCCACTTATGTTTCTTGTTACAATGCGCGCTACACCGACTGTTGCCTATACCCCCGTAGCCAGTGCTAATGCAGGGGCTTTGACAACTAATACCGTTGATCAAAATAGTTTGCGGATGCAGATTACTGTTACTACGGCTGGACCCGGTTATGTAATTGCTTCTCCCACTACCTTGAGCGCGGAGCTTTAATCATGATCGACTTTCCTAACAACCCCACAGTCGGTCAGACTTTTACCGCCGCAGGCGTGACGTGGACGTGGGATGGAACCAAATGGACATCGAACGGGTTGAACGTGCCATACTTGCCGCTGGCGGGCGGCACGATGAGCGGGCCGATTACTCTACAGAGTGACCCGGTTGCGCCGTTACAACCGGCGACTAAGCAGTATGTTGACTTCATTGAGGCGTCATATTCGCTTGGCAGCAACAGGATCATCAACGGCGACATGCGGTGGGATCAGCGCAACAACGGCGCAGCGAGTACGGTAAACAACATCTACACGGCTGATCGCTGGCAATATGGCGGATCGCAAGCCGCGAAGGGAACGTGGCAGCGCGTCTCGTCGGCTGCGCCTGGGTTCGGCTACGCTCTCAGCTTTATTTCGTCGTCGGCCTATGCTTCTGTGGCGGCGGATGTTTTCTGGTTTTTACAGCCGATTGAAGCCGATCAGATTACTGACTTCCAGTGGGGGAGCGCGAGTGCTCAACCCGTCACGTTGTCGTTTTTAGTCTGGTCGAGTTTGAGCGGCACATTCAGCGGGGCGCTTCAGAATTACGCGCAGACACGCTCTTATCCGTTCACTTATTCGATCCCTGTCGCCAGTACATGGACGAAGATCGTCATCACGATCCCCGGCGACACGGGCGGAACATGGGTGATGAGCGGCAATGCTGGCTCGGCATATTTGGCGTTCGATCTTGGTTCCGGTTCGACCCATCGAGGCCCCGCAAATGCGTGGGCGTCCGCGAATTATTATGGCGCGACCGGCTCGGTCAGCATCGTCGCTGTCAACGGCGCGCAATTCTTGGTCACTGGCGTCAAGCTGGAGATCGGCAGCGTAGCAACGCCCTTTAATCGGCAGTCGCTGGCGAAGTCTCTGGCCGATTGCCAGCGGTATTACTCGGGGACACTGCAAATCTATGGCGCAGGGTCCGGTCAAGTTGCTGGCCAACCCTTCATCCACGGCTCGTTATCGCCAATTTGGATGCGCGCTGCTCCAACTACAGTGAACCTCACTACCGCCAATAGCAGTAATTGGACGTTGGTCAGTGTAACAAGTAATAATTCTTCCATCACGGCTAACGGGAACGCAACGGCGGCTGGCCTCGTCATTTTGAATGTTCTCTTTAATCTTAGCGCGGAGCTTTAAGCATGACCTATACGCAAGTTTGGGATCACATGAAGGGCCAACCTCACGACAGCATAATCCAGCGCGACGAGGACGGCGCGTTCATCCCGATGGACCCTGATAACATCGATTGTCAGGAATATATGGCATGGCTTGATGAAGGTAACGAGCCAACGGCTGCTGTTGCACCCGACACTTACCCTGAGGGTAACCTCGAAGTCACCGTCGTTAAGTCAGGCGGTGGGGCCTTCCCGATGGATGGTCCGATAAAGCGAACCAAGACTTAATCCCCAAAAGGAGAAAACCTATGGCACAAGCACCACGACCCGGTATGCCGCCCCCACCCGCTCAGCAACAGCAACCCCCACAGCGAACCACGCAAGTGAACATCCACGGCGTGGCGGCACCACAACCGAACATGGCCCCCGACGAACCGGAACCCGAAGGGCTGAGCGACAACACCCGCGCCGAGATGGAGGCGGGGAGAAAGAACTTGGGGCAGCATTCCCGGCGCAACGACGCCGAGCATGAAGCTGGACGCCGCGCCAACCAGCAGAGAAGCGGTAACCGCAACCCCGACGGAACTAACCCATAGAGTAACTTTTTTGCCCACGGTAATGATTGCTGACTTCGCGGGTATGCTCCCTATCCGCGACCCCATCCTCCTGCCGGATAACAACGCGCAGTTGGCTGAGAACTGCTGGCTATACCGTGGGCAAATTCGTGGGTTCAGGGCGGCGGCTGCGGTGGCGCAAGCAGTCTACGCCGACACCCAGCAAATCTACCGGATACCGCGCAACGCTGACAACCCGCCAGACTTTAGCAGCACGGGTTCGTTGTGGCTTGAGTTCCCCGATCCCTACATGGCGACCATCCGTAACCCTACGGTTGGCGACACGTTTGATCGATACTACTTCTTTCCTAGCGATCAATATGACTCTGCGGGTAACAATCCCTCGTGGCCGGTCGCCTCGCCGGGTCCGGTGTACAACACCCTTGCCCGCCTAGAGAGCGGTTCGCCCATGTACACTTTGGGCATCGCCGCGCCTTTGACGCCGCCCACCGTAACCCCACCGCCTAGCTATATCGTGCTTACCACGTCTGCGCCAACTGCGGTGAGCGCGACGGTGCTATTCTTCGCTGCCGGGACGATTGCCAGCGTCTTGGTGGGCATGTACGCGATAGATTTGACCGACCATAGATTGGTGGCGAACACAACGCTAGGTTCAGCCGCAAACACGACGGTCCTGAACTTCTCTAGCACTGGCACCGCGCCGAACAATATCGTACCCGGCATGTCGGTCAAATGCACGAACAATCCCGCCGTGGTGTTCCCCGGCTCGTCAGTCGCCAGCGTTACGGCGACCACGGTCACCATCAACTATAATCTCGTGGGAGCGGTCAACGCAGGAGATACATTCCAGTTTGACAACGCCAATCAAATCTTAACCAGCACGACGGTTACCGCTGTCAACAATGGTGCGGGCCAAGTCACGCTCAGCAACGGCGTGGTGGCGGCTGGCGTGCAGACTGGCGATACGATCCAGTTTCTTACAAGTCTGCCCGAGACGCGGGCTTATGTCTACACGTACATCAGCGACTTCTCGGAGGAAAGCCAACCTTCGCCTGCGACGGTCGCGTCTGGTGACGGCACTGGGACATGGATCGTGGTTATCCCGGCTCCCCCGGCTGGTTACAACACCAACGCTCCATTCAATCCGGGTCATTATCGATTGTATCGCACGGTCACGGACTCGTCAGGGAACGCGACCTATTACCAAGTCACTGAGGTTCCGATTAACCCAGTGGGTACAGTGACGATCCACGATAGCGCCACTGACGCCGTGGTGACCGCCAACCTTGTGTTGAACACGATAGGGTATGCCCCGCCTCCTGCGGGGCTTCAAGGCGTAGTAATGATGGCGAACGGCATTGCTGCCGGGTTCACCAACTCGCGTGAAGTATGGTTTAGCGCCGCCTACTTGCCGCATGCTTGGCCCCCGCAATACGCACTGACGGTGGACTATCCTATCGTCGGGCTGACCGCCAACGGGTCCTCGCTTAACATCGTCACCGAGGGTAGTCCCTTTATTGCAACCGGCGTCACGCCTGACACGATGACGATAGGCAAGATAACCGCCAATGAGCCATGCATTTCACGCGGGTCTGTTGTATCTTCTGGCGAGGGGGCGTATTATGCGTCCCCTAACGGCATCCAGTTGCTCAATTCAGGCGGCACCACGAACGTTACCGAGCAAATTTACGAGAAAGAGTTCCACTATTCTCTCTTGCCGCCTCAATGGTCGTCCGCTCGCTATGGCTCGTCCTATGCGACGTTCATCAAGGGTTCGCCTATTCCGAGCGCGGACCCTCAGTTGGACGCGGCTGGGTACACCGGGTTTGTAATGGATAGCGGCGACACGAACACGCCTTTTACCTACCTGCGCGGCATCGCCAATGTCGTTAATAGTTACAGCGATGAACTGTCCGGGCAGATATTTGTACTGGACGTGGGCGGCGCGATCATGCAGTGGAACCCGCCCATTGGCAACCCCGGCGCGACCACGCTTAGAAACTGGCAGTGGAAAACCAAGAAGTTTCGGTTCACCGCGCCGCAGCAGTTTAAGGCGTTCATGATCCTGTTTGAAGTCCCGCCAGAGGTTACAATTACCCTCGGGGTAAGAAACACCGATCAGGCGCAGACGTTTAACCCGCTCACCCAGTATCTCATTATCCGGGTGTACGCGGATAGTAATGAGATTGTGGTGCGGGAGATACAGAAGTCGGGGGAAGTCTTGCTGATCCCCGGCGACTTCAAGGCTGAACTATGGGAGTTCCAATTCGAGGGTCAGATCGGCATGCGGTTCTTCAAGTGCGCATCTAGCGTTAAAGAATTAAAGGCGGCGTAACGTGGCTGGTAAGAGTATATACCCATCGATCCCATCCCCCGGTAACGACGCTGCGTCTCAGCGGGCGACGCTTGATGCTATGCGCCAGACGTTGACCATGATCACGATGAATGCGCAAGCGCCTAGCCCCAACTTCGCGCCATCGTCGGCGTCTCAGGTGTTCGTCACCAAAGAGGACCTTAAGGCATCGGGCGTCGTCGGGGCGCAGGGTCCCTCGGGTCCGCAAGGTCCGCCGGGACCGGGTATCGCAGAAGCGCCGAGCGATACTAACACCTATGGGCGGCATGCGATTAGCTGGCAACCTGTGTGTGAGGAAGCACCAATGGACGGCGGTAAGTATGTTCGTCAGAACGGCGCGTGGGTGCCTGCATGATCCGTATCAACGACGTTCACGCGATACAGTTGATAGCCAACGCCTGCCATGTCCAGTTCGTGCCGCGCATCCATCACTGCATCGCGACCTATGACGAGAGCGACAAGCTGGTGGGCGGCAATCTTTACACTGATTACTGGGGCAACGGCGGCTCATGCCAGCTTCACACGGCGTGCTTCAACAAGCGCGCTGTCTCAAAAGCGATGATGTATCTAGCGTTCGATTACCCCTTTAGGCAACTCAAGGTGAAGAAGATATTTGGGCTGGTGCCAGAGCGTAACCATCTGGCGCGCAACTTCAACCTCAAGCTGGGGTTCAAGATCGAATATCTGGCCGAAGGCGTGTTCAACCATGCGGATGACGTGAACGGCATGTACCTCATGAGCATGACCAAAGATGAGTGCCGGTGGCTCGACATGAAAATGCCCTTTATCGAATACGCGCCTGAAAATCGAACAAGTATTGTACGCCCGCTTGACACTATGCCCGCGTACAATAACTTACCCGCGGAGTAACTTTGATGGGCGGCGACAAAGGCTCTGCCGACAACTCAGGTATGATGGAGGCAATGGCGTCCGCGCAGGCGGCGCAGGAGTCGTACGCGCTTGGCGAGCAACAGTTGCAGTGGACGCAACAGGTTTGGAACCAAGAGCAGCCGCTCATGGATGCGTCCGAGCAGGCGCAGATGGCGGTGGACGCCGCCGAACAGCAAGCGCTGCAACAGTCGAACGAGGAAAGCGCGCAGCAATACGCGCAATACGAGAGCACTTACGCACCCCTTGAAGCGTCTTACGTCAACCAAGCCGAAAACTGGGCTTCGCCAAGCGCCGTCGCGGAAGCACGCGGACAGGCCATGTCCGACGTGGCGGAACAGGGCCAAGCCGGGTTAAACTCTGCTGCCGAGACGCTACGCTCCTACGGGATTAATCCGGGGAGTGGGCGCTATGCCGCGTTGTATACGGGCGCGCAGCCGATGTTGGGAGCCGCCGAGGCGGCTGCGGGAACCACTGCTGCACAGAACCTACGCTTGCAGCAGATGGGCTTGGAGAGCGGCGCGATAAACACCGGCAGAGGATTGGTGAACGCCACTGAGGGGCTGACTAGCGCAGGCACGGGCGCAGCCAATTCGGCGGCAGGATCGGCATCGGGCGCAGCGAACACTGCTAACCAGAACCTATCGACCGGCAGTACGGCGATGACGAACCCCGCGCAGTGGTTCAACGCTGGCGCGAACAACATGAACTCTTATGTTGGCGCAGTCAACGGCTACAACCAGAGCCAAGCACAGTTCGCGCAGGCTGGCGCGGAGGAAATGGGTGGGCTGGGTAGCGCCGCTGGCTCCGCGATGGCGTTGATGTATCTGCATAAGGACGGTGGACCCGCAATCAAGCGTTATGCTTACGGTGGGGGCGTGGACCCGACGCTTACGCCGACGCAGGGAGGGGGAGCGACGGGTATTCCATCTGCTCCGGTTATGCCCCCCGTGCCGGTTATGTCCCCCGTGCCTCAGGTCGCGTTGGGGGCGACTACCGGGGGGACGGTGCCGGTTCACGCCAGCCCGAGTATGGGCGCGGCGACCGATGACGTTCCGGCGATGCTGACCGCCAACGAGTTTGTGATCCCCAAAGACGTGGCGACGTGGGTGGGGCACAAGGCGCTGGCGAGCCAGATCGACAAGGCCCGCCAAGAGCAACAACGGTTTGCTGGCCGGGATGACATTGGCGGGGAGCCAACCCATGCGATACCTCAAAGACCCACATTCGTATCTCGCCCGGTCCACGGCCACGTAATGGGTGGGGCAATTCCTCGGTACGCCTAGCTAACCCTAAGGGTAACTTATAATGGCTATGGGTAAGCATTACGGCTCGTTCGCCAAGGGATTTATGGACAGTATTCTAGCTGTCTATAAGCTCAAGATGACGAAGGACCTGTATGACGCACGCGCCGATTACTATCGGAAGCGCGGGGACGCGGCTGAAGAAAACGCCGCCAATCGGGGGAATAAAGGCGCAGGGCTGGCGAACGCAATCGAAGGCGGCAGGGAGGCGTGGGGTCAAGGTGGCGCGGGTGGCGGCGGTGGCGGCGCTTATGAAGGCGGGCCGAAGGCCGAAGCACACGCCCAAGAAATGTCGCAATACCTACAGGACAAATGGGGCCTGAGCAAAGCAGGCGCGGCGGGCGTTGTCGGTAACGCGTGGCAAGAGAGCAAGTTTGCCGCCAACTTCAATCCGGGTGGTGACAAAGGCACTGCTGCGGGTATGTTTCAGTGGCGCGATACTGGCTCTGGTTCTGGCGCACGCCAGACCAACGCCAGAAACTATATCGCGCAGAACGGTCTTGATCCGAACGATTGGCGTTCGCATCTCGACGCCGCGATGGCTGAGACGAAGCGCGACTACCCGTCGATGTTCAATCAACTGCGGACAACCGACGATCCGCAATACGCGACACACGAGTTCTTCCACGTATTCGAGCGTGGCGATCCCAACCAAGCTAACTTCGCCAACCGTGACGGTATGGCGCAAGCGGCGTTGGGCGGCAAGCCCACGACGACGCAGACCGCTAGCGCTACAACCCCCACGAAAGGACCGAACAAAGGCAAGCCGCCAAAGGCTGACACGACTACCGTAGCTGCGCCTGCGAGCGACGACAAGAAAGCTGCACCTGCTAAGACAGCACAGGCGGGCGATGGCTCATATCAAGTGGCGGGCGATGCTGGCCCGGTATCGGCGGAAGCCGCTGCTAGGCAGAAAGCGGACCTAGAGGCGCATCGAGCGCCACCGGACACGCGCACTGCCCAAGAGATGGATCAGGATAGCCCTGCGCCCGGTCCCGGCTCCGCGCCGCCGCGCAACGAGCGCGCTCTGACCCCGCCAGAACAAGCGCCAGCACCACCTACGCCGAATGAGAAGATCGCTGCGATCCCACCGGGGCCAACCGTCCCGGCGCAGGATCAACAGGCGGTGCCACCAGAAGCAAACTACCCCACCCCGGACTCGACCTATCGACCAGAGGACAGCCCCGACCCACGCTCGTATGCGGCGCAAGGCCCAGCCCTTCCGCCAGTGCAAGGCCCGCCGCAGCGCACGGGTGCGCCGCCGAACGTCGGTCCTACGCCATCGTCGGTGGGGGAGGACAACCCCTTAACACGCAACATGCCAGTGCCGCCCGTTGGCGCGGGTGGCGAATACCGCAACATGCCCTATGTCGGTGAGACGGCATCGGGTAGCCAGCGTGATCCCAAGGGCGTGTATGGGCCTAAGCCGGTCCCTATCGCAGTTGATACGGGTGCGCGGCCCGATCTGACGGCGCGCTCGCCAGCAACAGCCGCCAATGTACCGTCAAAGGACGCACAGCCGGTAAGCGCGACGGCACCCGCGAGTAACCCAGCGGGTAATACTGGGGACGCCGCTGGTACGGTGCGGTATGAAGTGCCGAACTCAAGCGCGTCCCGAGCGCCTATTATCACGGTTGGCGATCTTAGTCATTTATGGGGGCCGAACCCTCCCCTAGCTAGAGCCGCGCCGTCAGTTACCCCGGTGGATAACCCACGCCAAGATGACGGCGGTGATTGGAGCAATGTCGCGTCTGCACCAGACATGAGTGACGTTGCGCTTGGTATGCAGATGGGTGCGGCTAAGGGCGGCGCGATCCCTGAACGTCCGAGACTAGGTTTCGCGGCAGGCGGTGCCGCGCCTGTGTCCTCGCAATACCCATCCTATACGCCAGCGACACCAAAAAACAACAATGTCATACAAGGCAACGTGCTAGCGGCGGATCAGTTTATGACTGGCCTACCCGGCATGTCGGCAGTTGATCTAACCCAAACCAACCCAATGTACTATACGTCCTATGGGCCGGGACAGGGCGGGGTCGGCGGACAGACTTTGACTTCCGACTGGTCAAAGATGACCCCGGCGCAACAGCAGCAATATGCTGCGATGACCGCTGGCACATGGCAACCGCCAGCAGATACGTCTGCGTCCGCCGCCACGCCCGCCACGACTGCGGCTGCTCCTGCTACGGTTGCGCCGACTGCGACCAATATCGTTTCGCCTGCCGCTAGCTCGACTATTACTGACCCGACCACAACTACCACAACGGGTGCACCTAAGCTAGCGAACTCAATTACGGCGAAAAGCTATGACCCGAATGTGGACCAACAGACCGGCGCAGGGTTCTCCAACACGTCGAACACAGGCGGCACCGATTACTCAGTGGGTAGCGATGACCTGTTAAAGCAGAACGCCAGCGGGCAGATATCCGGCTCGCGCAAGGGCGGACCCATCAAGCGCTATGCCAATGGCGGCGGTATTCCCTCACGTCCGATGACGCGGTTCGCTGCTGGCGGCGGCGCTGCGGCGTCATCGCTCATGAGTCCTAATTACAGCGGGCCAACAGCGGGCGGTGGATGGGCTGGCACGCCCTATGCTGACATGGCTCCCAACCAGCAAGCATGGGCTACGAGTCAGCAAAACCTTCTCGGCCAAGAGAAGGCTAACGCTAACAATCCTACTTGGTCTGGATGGGCGCAACTCAGCGGGACCCCAGCGGCGATCTGGCCCGCCGCGCCTGCGCCCGCCGCGCCTGCGCCTATTGCTGAGCCTGCGCCGACCGTGGCTAACACTGTCGCGCCTTCGGCTACTGCGACTATCACCGACCCAACCACGACGACAACCACAGGCGCACCGGGCCTGCCCAACAGCATTACCGCCAAGAGCTATGACCCCAACGTGGACGCGCAGACGGGCGCGGGGTTCGCCAACACGAGCAATGTGGGCGGCACTGATTACAGCGTGGGAACTGACGACCTCCTGCAACAGAACGCATCGGGTCAAATCTCAGGCACTAATCAGAACAACACCACGATCCTGTCGCGCAAAGGAGGCTCCATCCCGAGAGTTACCCAGCGGGTAAATCGCTACGACGATGGCGGCGGGGTAAGCCCCTCCGCTGCTGGTATGCCGCCCGGTCTTGGCGGACAGCAAGCCATCCCGCCGATCTATTACAACCCGGCGACCTACGCGGGGGCGGGTGCGCCAGTCGGCAAAGGGATAACCCAAAACTCAGCCACCACGTTCAACGCTGGGGCAATTCCTTCATTGCCGATGGCTCGTGGCGGCGTGGTGGCGTTCGATGATGGCGGTGGGGTGGGCGACGATACGCTGAACGCTATGACTACGATGGATATTGCGGACGCTCGCGACGAGGCGAGTTCTCCAACGCCCGCCGCTGCGCCTGCCCCTACTACAACTTATAATTCAGTAGGAGAGCCGACAAGCGACGTTGATCCCAACGAGTTTCTACAGCCTCCGGCTGCGTCGGGCGGCGGGGGCGGTGGCGCTGCGAAGGTTAACCCACCCCCACCCGATCCAACTGCGGCGGAAATCCATGACGGCAACGGCAACCCGTCGAAGGGACTGATTGCGGCGATTGGCGACGGGCTGCATTGGCTTGGCGATCATCTCGGCTTGGTGGGCGGCGCGCAAGCGGCCCCGCTGGCCTCAAATGCACAGACGCAGACGAACCGGCAGAACCATGTCAACTATGGTCCTAACAGCGCCACCTATATGACGCCTAAGGACGCCGAAGAACTGAATGATCAGGCGGACCCGAACCACGAGTTGTCCAGCGCGTACCGCAACATCGCGGGCTTGGAGGCAGGCTATAAGTTCGCTCTCTCCCAAGGCGACAGCCAGACGGCAGGACGGTTGGCGGCGAGCATCCTGCACTACTCGGTGATAACCTCACAGAATCTATCCGCCAAGGCGCAAGACGCTTTGTATAAGGGCGACTTGCAGAAGTCAGTCGATTACGTCAACCAAGCATCTGACGCTGTGCCGGATGGACGCCTAGTCCATATGACGCTTAACCCGGATGGTAAGACGGTCACTGTCACCGGCAGCAACCTAAGCGGCGAAGCGTTGTGGCAGAAGCAGGGTTCAGCGGCGGCGGTGCTTGAGCGCGCCACGTCGATGGGACGCGACGGCAGGCTACAATGGAATGCGCTGGAAAGCCAAGCCGCCAAATACGACAGCACATTCGCGCAGATGCAGAAAGCGCGCCAAGGCAACGAGATTGGGCGGGCCAAAGAGGACGCTGCGAACGCGAGCGCGGGTCGCGTGGCGGCGACGGGAGCGGGTAACCCACTACAGCCAGTTACCCGCGTGGGTAATGCGCCGCCTGCTTTGCCGGGTCCCGGCAGCGCTCCTGCGGCGGCACCCGCTGCGACCCCCGCTCCCGCTCCTACACCCGTAAGCGCATCAGGGCCAGCATCAGGGGCGGCACCGTCGCCTGATAGCCGTGGCGGGGCGGCACCCGCTACTCCCCCTGCTGGGGCGGACAGCAACGCGCCTTATCAGCCCTCCGACCTTGGGGGAGCGCCGACGCAGGCCGGTCCCGCTATTCCGCCACGCGCTACGCCAGACGCGAACGCTCCTGCGCCAGCCGCGCAAGACGTGAGTTTCGAGCAAGTCGCTTCACGGCTTAACAATCAAGAGGCGCAAGCGAACGCCAGCGATGCGGCGCGGATACGAGGGGGTTACTTTACCCCGCAGGGTAACATCCTCTATGGCGGGCAGGAATACGCCCGCCCGCCTGAACCTGATATGACTGGGCTGAACAAGCCCGAGCAGCAGCAGGCGATGGAGCAATACGTGAGGGGGCCGCTCGCGCAGTACAACGCTATGCTTAAGGCGAACCAAGACGCGATGAACAAGGATATCGCAGACAACCGGGATATCCGCAACAAACAGTATCAGACCCTACGTGACCAAGCGCGTGATGCTGCGGCTGAACGCGGGCGGCGTGAGACGTTTCAGCAGCAAGATGACCGAACGTCCCAGCGCGCCGTGGATCAGAGCAAGCGTGACGCGATACTCAACTCACAGAAGGACGCGCTTGACAAGAGTAACGCTGTGTTCAAATCGAATCTCGCCGGGAGTGCGCCCCGTAGCGACCAAGAGATGAACAGCTTGGCGGGTGAGGGTAAGACCTATGATCCTGCCGTGATGGTGGCGCAGGCATTCAATCCCGATCTACCCGAGGATACGAACCGCGTCACGGCGATGAACGACCTCAAGCAGAAGGGGTTCGACGCCAACACCCAAGCTACGCTGGCGACGGCATGGCACAACGCGGTGCGCAATTCGCATGGTGTGGACCCGGAGCAAGTCGGACCCGCCATCCAGAGCTTCGTTACAGGCGGGCCATTCACTGCAACGGCAGAGGCAGTTGATGCAAACGGTCGCCCAACAGCGCAGCATGGCGAAGTGCGCTACGCAGTGACGGTGGAGGACAATACCGGCAATCATATCTCGATGTTGGTGCCGCAGAACGATCTTTCTAACCTACGCAATCTGCGTTACCAATACTCACGTCAACAGGGAGCGAACCTCGCTGACACGATAAGCCGCAAGGGCGTGCTAGGTTCGATGGGTTACGGCGAGCCAGGTCTACCACCCACGTCGATACCCGCTTGGCAGGGCCGCACGCCTGCTGAGCAGACCCAAGCACCGCCGTTCTAGTTACCCGCAGAGTAAGATGGCTGATCCCCTCCTACCAGCACACTTCTCGTCATTCGACGACTCGCCCTTACCGGCGAGCTTTTCGAGCTTTGACGAGGACACGGCGCGTGGGCTTGACGACACCAAGACAGGAACCGGGATATCTGGCCTCCCTGCCGCCCCGGCGACTTGGAGCGACGTAGGCGAACAGCTAGCCGCCAGCACCCATGACGTAGGCGCAACTATAGGCGGGTTCGCCGCCTCTGTGTCTGGCGACCCGACGACCGAAGCGCGTTGGAACCAGACGGTTCAAGAC